ACCCTCGCCGCGAGGGCGTGATTCTCCGTAGCCGACAGTTCGTGGTTTTACGAGATGGTCATCGATCGCAGGTTGAGGCACCGTGAGATGATCCTCGCGCCTCGGGTCTCGGTCGGTCCTCGATAGGTCGTGACGATGCAGGGGCCGGTCATGGGATGTGTCTCCTCTCAAGACTCTCGATAGAAACGCTGGACGTCTGCGATCGTGATCGCTCCATCGGCGAGAAGCCGGCGGACCGCGTACTCGCAGATGCAGTTCACCGACACTCCCTCCTCGGCGGAGACCTCTTCGAGCGTCGAGGCCGGGCGGGCTTCTCGCGTGTCGTGCGGCGCAAGTAACGCGGCGAGCGCCTCGGGAGCGAGTTCGCGGACGACGTGGCCGACTCGATACTCAGTGAAAGACCGCACGACCCTCTTGCCTTGGACGACCACCGACTGGTCGTAGTCCACTGCGTAGACCGTGGTGCCTGCCTTGAACGCCTTCACGCCTCGCAGTCCGTGACGGCAGCGGCCGTCGTGGACGGGATTCGGCACGTCTACCGGGAGGGTGAAGTGCCGCGATGCGACCGTCTCGGGTGAGTTGATTTCGATGCTCATGGGGTTGCTCCTTTGGGTTTCCAGACTACTCAGCCGTACGTGACCTGATCTCTCGCGCCCTGAAGCCGGTCGAGCACCTCGACCAGTTGCGGCAGGACATCGCTGTTGACGTTGACCACATCGCTGCGGGAGCCGTCCCCGTAGGGCTGCGTAGTCTTGCGCAAGACTCGGCACCGCAGTTCGTGGATGAGCCTACTGGCGTCGTCAACCGCAGCCAGCAGGGTGTCGCGTTGTTCGTTCAGTCGCATCGTCGTGGTTCCTTTCGTCTCTGAGGGTTCGTGTCTCGGTGTCGTTCTCTCAGCCTCGCCACGTTCCGAACTTCTTCGCCCGCTGCTTCGCACCGCTCACCGTCGCGAACGCGCCGACGAACTCGCGTGCTCCGCTCGAATAGACGAGCCTGAGCGAGTACGGCTTGCCGATGGTGTTGCCGCATGCGATCTCGAACGCACAGTCGCCAGCCCACTCGAACGGGCCGGAGGCCGAGTAGAGTGTCGTGCCCGGCTGCCAGTTGCGGGGCACTTCATGGCGAATCCACTTGATCGTGTTGGTCGAGGTCATGGTTGCGTTCCCTTTCGTTTCGTGGCCTTGCCCGACAGCGACGTTGCCGCCGGGTAGATGTCACCTCGTCGCCACCTTGCGGGGCTTATTCTTCAGCCAGATCACGAGATTGATCTCGAAGTGCTTGATTCCGGCTTCTCGGCAACGCTCGACAAACGACTCGGCGTCGCACTTCCTTCGGAAGTCGTGGCCGAAATCCCTACCAGAGTGATTGTCCCTCACAAACACCGTGTAAGGGGCGTCGACGTCGACAGTCACTGTGCAGACGAGGTCTTCGCCGATTTGCGGGAATGCGTTGTCGACTGTGTAGACACAGAATGGCGACCGGTTCGAGCGGCACCAGTACTCAGCCGCCGCACGAGCAGCGGCCGTCAGCCCGGCCTCGGTTGCATCGAGAGTCTTGGTCTCGCTCAGGGAGCCGTGGCCGCGAAAGTGGATGAGGTAGGTCTTCACTGGGAGTCTCCTTTGGTTGATGGCCCCGAACTACCCACAAATCTACGCTACCCGCGACGTCGTGTCAAGTACCCTGTTTCCGCCGGGAAATAGGGGTATTTTTGGCGATCGCCGTCTCGACGCCCCAGCCCCGGCAGTCCCGGGCGAAGGCCCTCGCCGAGGCCTTGGTCGGGAACGCGAACACGACATTCTTGCCGCCGAGGCGGCAGGCTACGAGCCACTGCATCGCTGCTTCCTCCCCTCTTCAATTGCGCGGTCGAGTTTTGCGACGATCGCTTCGAGGTACTGGATTGTCTCTTCGAGTTCCTCGTCCTCGCGGCCACCGAGTTCCTCGGCGATGCTGTCTGCCTCGGCGTCGAGCACCTGTCGCAGGTACTCGGCCTGCAAGGCGGTCAGGCCCAGTCGGACGTCGTGGTACGGCTCTGTTGGGTCGATCGTGTTCATGCCGCAATACCTCCGGCCCTCGGCCACACGTAGGGCAGATCATCCGGCTCGGCCCACCCGAACCGCGAGTAGTGCTCGGGGAGTTTTCTGAGCAGGTTCGACCGGTGGCTCGCGTGGAACGCATGGTCGCCCAGCCACGGCGGCAAGACTCGCGAGAGTCTTGATCCCGCCTCGACGAACTGCGGCAGCAGGGAGTCGCGGTAGCCGCGACGCAGCCACTCCTCGCAGATCGCGACTGCGTACTCGCACAGGCCACCCTCGAAGCCTCGCCACATGCCGCAGGCCGGATGGTTTGTCCATCCAGAATTCGGCAGGTGCGAGCCGACGGCGACGCCGAGAGCAAGCAGGAGTTGCTTCGCCTCGACTCGCTGCTTGCCGAGACGTCGGTAGTCGAGGCATGCGGCTGTGTCGCCGAACGACGGGTGCGGAAGGAACGTCTGCATCATCGAGCCTCCCTCACGATGGACGCAGCCGTGACCAACGCCGCCACCTGAGCCGCACTCACCGACTGGTAGCCGGTGCACCACTCGCGCTCGCCGCCGGCGGCGGTGCGAGTCGAGAGCGAGTAGCACCGATCACCTCGTCGACGCCGAACCTCGAATCGCAGGCCGCAGTCGGTCGTGCCGACGTGCACCGCGCCGTATCGTCTCCACAGGATCATCGCGTCACCCTCCCGCCGCTAGGTACTCGGTCACCAGTTTGAGAGTCTCGCCAAAGTCCTCGATCTCGTCCTCGTCGCCGGTGGCGATCCACTCGCAGTGCGACTCAGACTCCGGGTCATAAAGCAGCCACTCGATGTACGGCCGCAGCCGGTCGCTGGCTTCGAGTCTCGCACGCGCTGCGGCATGCAGCGGATGCTCCGACGTGATCATCACGATGCCACCTCCTCTAGGATTCGCTCCGCGACGCCCTCGTCGATCACGATGCCGCACGCTGCGGCGATCTTCAAGACGTTCTCGGCGAGTTCGCCGTCGTCGAGGCCACTCGCCGTGCAGACCTCGTTGATCTCGACCGTGCCCGGTCGCTTGCCGACGTCCGAGAGCGGGGCCGGGTACGTGCCGCTCGGCTTGTGACCGTGACCTTCAAGGAACGCGAAGCCGATCCGGCGGAAGAAACTCGGGTGCACCAGCACGAACGCGAGGCGGTCGAGGTCGACAGGGGTGTCGGCAGCCTTCACCACGACGTTGCATTCCAGATTTGGACCCATCCCCCTGCTGCCCTGCGAGTAGATCACCTCGCACCGGACGCCGCTCGCCTCGATCAGGTCGACGGCCGCGAGCACGGCAACGCCTCTCGCCTCGATCGCAGTCGTGGACACGGACCCGGACACGGCCGCGTTGTAGCGCAGCGTGACCACGCGGCCCGTCTCGCCGTCGCCCTCGCTGTCGACGCGAGCGCAGCACTCAGGCTCGCCGATGGCGATGCGGCCGACATCGCACCACTCGCCCTCCACCCCCCAGACCGTGTCGCGGACCCGAGACGCGGCAGCCTCGCGGACGACCACGTTCAGTTTGTCGCGGAGCCGGGCGATCCGCGCCGCGCCATCGGGCCAGCCCTTCGCCAACAGGCCCTCCGCCTCCTTGATACTCTTCGTCCCGTAGAAGTCTCGCTGGTTTTCCGCCGCGAACTCGCTGCCCACGCTCGACGGCCCCCTCGCCGCCGCGAGCGACTTCGCCGCGAACTCGCCGACCGAGTCGAAGTTGTACGTTCGTGTCTTCATCTCATGTCCCTTGGTTAGTGTTCTCGAACTACCCCGATTCTAGCGTAGCCGCGACGTCGCGTCAACTGACCTCAAACTCCACGCCGACCTCCTTGCACAGCCGCTGGACGAGAGCCGCGAACTCGGCCGGCGTCAGCCTGCCGCCCCCACGCAGGATGTGCGGGACGTCGATGTGCCGGCCAGACTCGCGGTCGCCGGCGAACGGCTGCGGGAGGCCCCCGCCCGGGCGACCCAATTTTTCGTACACGCTGAATCCGTACCGGCGGAGTGCCGACCGGTGCGCGAAGAAAAACGCGAGCCTGTCGAGGTCGAGCGGCTGGTCTGGAGACTTGGCCGGAGCGGTCCATTCGTAGGTGACGTTGTTCGCCTTCGCTGACGAGCCGATGGTGACCGCGACCCGCTCTCCGAGACTCTCCAGCGTGTCGATCACGGCGAGTGCCACGGCTCCGCGAGCCACGAACTCCTCCTCGGTGCAGCAGGCCGACGAGGACACGTTGATGCGAACGTCGACGATCCGAGTGGACGCGACGTCGCCGGCAGCCTCGTAGCCGCAGCACTCAGGCTCGCCAATCGCGATCCGGCCGATGTCGAAGAACGTGCCCTCGACACCCCAGACCGTGTCGCTCGCGAGAGCGGTGCTCACGGCGCGGGCGAGCGTGCCGCCGAGACGCTCGCGAGTCTCGGTGAGTTTTGCGACGCCCTCGGCCCAGCCACGCCGGGCGAGGTCTCGGGCCTCAGCGAAGGTTCGCGTGCCATGAAACCTCTCGTGCGTGGTCGACCACGAGCGGCATTCGGTGTCGCGGTACCGGCCCCGGTCGGCCTCGGGTACCTGATCCTCGGCGAACGAGAGGAACTCTCCAAACGAGTCGAAGTCGATTCGTCGCAGATTGCTGGTCGTCGTGGTCTGCATCGCGGTGTCCCCTTTGCGTTTGTGCCCCCCGGCCCGATTGCCGGGGGGCGGTGAGTGCTTCCAGACTATGCGTCAGTTCGACTCGATCTTGCTCCGCGTGTCGGCGTCGCAGCCCTTCCAGACGCAAGACTCCAGCGCGTCCTCCACGCTCCACCCACGGCGGATCAGGTCCGACCCGGCGAACAGGGCACGCGGGCTGACGAGGTGCCTCACGCCCTTGCCGAGGCGGTTGATCGACGCCCGCACGCGATTGACCGCTCGGATGAAGTTCTGACGGCGAGTCTCGACCGCAGCCGCGTCGGAGGTGTCCTCGAACACCTGCGGCGAGACACGCGGCAGACCGTCGAACAGCGACACCGGCACGCCGAGGATTGCGGCCTCGTAGGTCGGGTCGTAGTCAAACTGAAGAAACACGAACCGATCGAGCGTCGCGGCGTCGATCTGGCACCGGCCGACGTACTGCCAGTTGGCACCCTGCCCTGTCGTGTTCGCAGCCGCGAGCAACACGAAGTCCGGGTGCTTCGCGACCACGGCGTCGGGGAAGCCGTAGTGGCCGTTCGCCAGCAGTGCGTTGATCGTGACCAACACCTCCGGCGACGCGGCGTCGCACTCGTCGAGAAGGAACACTCCGCCGTGCTCGTACGCCTGACGCAGTTGCGTGGAGACGTACTCGCCGGTGGCCGCGTTCTTGTATCCGATCAATTGCGACTGCGTCGTCTGCCTGCCGACGCCGACCGTATAGAAGGGCAGTTGCAGGGCACTGGCGACACTCTTGGCGCTCGACGTCTTGAACGAGCCGGCAGGGCCGAGCACCCAGCAGTTGAGACGGCACGCGACGATCGACAGTAGCGTGTCGAACCGCGTGTGCTGGACCCCGACGTCCACCGGCGGACGGCCGGCAGCCTCGACGACCACTCGCTTGACGAGCGTCTCGGCGAGCCGCTCGTCGACGAGGGAGAGCACCTCGTCGCGGTCGATGCCGGCCTTGATGCCCCGCGAGTCGAGGTACGGCTCGATCACCTCCGCGAGCACGCGGCCGAGCGACGACTCGGCGACGGACGGTGCCGCCTCGATGCTCACCTCGGCGACGGTCTCGACCTCGGTCTCGACCTCAGACTCGACGGCGGGCGAGCCACCGCTCTGCGCCCACAGCGTGATGCCACGGCTGGACTTCGTGACCCGCTCGCCGGTCGGCGAGACGAGCGTGAACACGCGGCCCTGCCGACCGTGCTCGGTGCGGCGAGTCGCGACGGCCGTGATCACCCATGCGACGCCGTTGACCTCGACGGTCGAGCCAACGGAGTAGGACTTCCAAGCGGGGGTTGCGGTTGCGGTAGCCATTTGTCGTGCGTCTTTCTTCATCGGGGTTTCGTCGTCGAGCCAACCATGACTCGACTGACCCCCAAAGAATACGCGACGTCGCGGCTAGTGTCAACACCCCCGTAACTCGGCCAAAAACAGGGGTTTTCGGGCTACCGCACCCGTTCCCGCAGGTCGAGGCTCGACCGCTCCATGACTCTCAGCACCTCGCGGTAGGCCTTCGCCCGCTGGGCGGCGCCCTCGCGAGTCGTGATGTATTTGCCTTCGCGGGCCATGACTTCCGAGTTGCGGATTCGGCGCTGGAGCCAGTCTCGATACGTCTGCGCCGTCGATCGCTTTCTTACTCGTGCCACGGCTGATTCTCCGATGCCCACGTCACGGTGCGTCGCAGTCCCTCGTCGAGCGAGACTTGCGGTGACCATCCGAGCACGCGACTTGCGCGGCTCGTGTCGAGGAGTCTTCGAGGTTGGCCGTCGGGCTGCGACGAGTCCCAGTCGATGAGCGAGGTATCGTACCCGCACAATATGGCGATCCTCGCGGCGAGACTCCTCATTGACACCTCGGTGCCGCTCCCGAGGTTGACTGGCAGAGGGTCGCCGAGACCACGCTCGACAGCCGAGACGATCGCCCTTGCAGCGTCTGCCGCGTGGAGGAAGTCCCTCGTCGCGGCGCCAGTGCCCCACATCGCGACGCGGCTGCCCGGGGTCGCAGTCTTGAGCCGTCGGATCATCGCTGGAATCACATGACTGGAGCGAGGGTCAAAATTATCCCGCTCGCCGTAGAGATTCGTCGGGATGAGCACGGCCGATCTCAGGCCGTACTCTCGCGAGTAGGCGTCGAGCATCGTGAAGAGCGATTTCTTGGCGACGCCGTACGGCGCGTTCGTTGGCTCCGGGTATCCGCTCCAGAGATCGCCCTCGACGAATGGCACAGGGCAGAGCACGGGGTAGGCGCACACGGTGCCGACGAGCACGAACTGGTCGATGTTCGCGAGTCTCGCGCCTTCGATCATGTTCAGCCCCATGATCGCGTTGTCGTAAAAGTACCGTCCCGGGTGGTCGCGGTTCGCGCCGATGCCGCCGCAGGTTGCGGCGAGGTGGATCACGACTCGCGGCGACACCTCGTCATAGAAGGCCTCGACGGCGTCCTGCCGGCGGAGGTCGTACATGCTCGACCGCACGACCGTGTGATCGAGGCCTCGCAGTGTGAGTTCCTCGCAGACGTGCGAGCCGAGGAACCCAGCGCCACCGGTGACTGCGATCGTCATCTCTCAGGCCTCCAGTGCCATGTCCGCATCGACCATCTCGTCCACGAGCGACGAGAACGTGACTCGCGGCGTCCAGCCGAGCACGCGGCGAGCCTTCTCGGCGTCGCCGAGCAGGAGATTTACCTCGGCCGGACGGTAGTAGCGTGGATCGAGCCGGACGTGGTCGCGGTAGTCGAGGCCCACCCGTCCGAAGGCGAGTTCGCAGAACTCCCGAACCGTGTGAGTCTCGCCAGTCGCGATCACGTAGTCGTCTGGCTCCTCCTGCTGGAGCATGAGCCACATCGCCTCGACGTAGTCGGCAGCGTGGCCCCAATCCCGCTTGGCGTCGAGGTTGCCGAGGTAGAGGTGCTCCTGCCGCCCGTGCCTGATCCTCGCGACGGCCCGCGTGATCTTCCGAGTCACGAAGGTCTCTCCGCGTCTCGGACTCTCGTGATTGAAGAGGATGCCGCAGGAAGCGTGCAGGCCGTAACTCTCGCGGTAGTTGACCGTGATCCAGTGGGCGTAGACCTTCGCCACGCCGTAGGGCGAACGCGGATGGAACGGCGTCGTCTCGCTCTGCGGCAGCCGCGTCGCATTGCCGAACATCTCCGAGGACGAGGCCTGATAGACGCGGCACTGCGGGATCGTGCGGGCGGCTTCGAGCACGTTGAGCGCGCCGAGTCCCGTGGCGTGCGCCGTGTAGTTGGGCTGGTCGAAACTCACGCGGACGTGGCTCTGGGCTGCGAGGTTGTAGACCTCGTCCGGGTCGATCTCGCCGAGGAGTCTTGAGATCGCGCCGCCGTCAGACACGTCCCCGTAGTGCAGATGCAGATCGGAGTAGATGTGCTCGATCCGCTCGGTGCTGAACGTGCTCGAACGACGGATGACTCCGTGCACCTCGTACCCCTTCGAGAGGAGCAGTTCGGCGAGGTACGAGCCGTCTTGGCCCGTGATGCCGGTGATCAGTGCTGTGGGCATGCGGGTGGCCTCGATAGAACGGAGAACGTCACGTCAAACACCGCCCAGAGCGTGCGGCCTGCGTCGACCGTGCCGACAAATCGCCCCTCGCTCTCCGGCTCGAACGTGCAACCGGCGACTCGCACAGAGAACCACCTCTTCGAGAGTCTCTCTCCTGCGGGCGACACGGCGAGCATGCGGATGGAGTTGCCCGCCGAGACCGAGATGACGTGCGAACCGATCGGCATCTCTATGCACTGCTCGCGGTCGGCGAACGCGAGGCGATACTCGTGGATGACCTGCATGACCGTATCCAGACTATTTCGATCGATTCACGGAGAGCGGCATGCTCAGGAGCCACAGCGACAGGATCAGGTGCGTGGCCTGCGGCCAGTCGAGCGGAGGGAGGCCGAACGCCGAGACGGCTGATCTCGCCCATGCGTACGAGAGCGCGGCGCCGCAGCCGCACATGACGATGATGGACACGCACACCGTGCAGACGAACCGCACGATCGCATCACCGAGACTCGGTCGAGGCTTCACGTCTCTCAATCTCCCGTTGGCAGTACCACGCGGCTTTCTTCAGGTCTTCGATCGCGTCGCCTTTCAGGCCTGACCGCCACAGGTACTTGATCGCGTTGCCGATGTTGAAGTTGAAGTGCTCGACGATGTCGATGCACTCGACCCCGCTCGGGTGCGAGTTGTAGTGGGCCGGGTGGTCAACGCTCTCGGGCATGGCCGCGATTGTACGGCCACAAGAACGACGGTCAACGCTTCTTCTTCGCCGTTCGCTTCGCGGGGCGGCGAGAGTCGCCGACTCGACGCTTGCGGCCGACCGAGGGCTTCTTCGACGCGAGGTACTCGCGGATGTTGTCCTCGCAGGACTTTCGAGACACGGCCCACGCCTTCTCGTTGAGGCGGAATCCGTCGAGGATGCCGGCTGCGAGCATTCTGCCGACCATGCCGTCTGTGACGCACACGATGTCGCAAGCCTCGGGCACGGAGATGTAGCCCTCGCATAGCCGGCGAAATCCCTTCTCATCGACCTCCTCGCCGAGCACAGCCTCGTGCGAGACCATCCAGCCCTTGTCCGAGAGCATCACGGCGAGCAATTGACCTTTGGCGATGCGCTTGATCACCGCGACTGACGAGATGCCGAGGAGCGAGGCAGCCTCGCTGACCGAGATTGGACGACGCATGGTTCGTGTTCCCAGACTACCAACCCCACTGAGGGGTCGGGCCATCCAACGGTATGTCCGCGTTTTTCGCGGATCAAAGGCCCGGTCCGAGTTTTTTTCTCGGACCGGGCTTGAACTCGAATGGCGGGGACAGGATTATTCCCATGTCGGAAACACACCACAAAAGGAATCACCGTCATGGACGACACGGCCCTCACGATCGATTCAGTCGACCAAATTTTCCTGCTGCAAGAGGCGATCGAGCAGTTCCTTGGCCGCGTGCCTCTGCGGCTCGACCGCATGCACGACCACGGCCAGAGGCTGCTGGACAGGTTAGCCCAGATCACAAATTCGATACAGGACGAACGCCTGACCCCCGCCACCTAGTGGTGTGTGGGGGTATAGCCCGGCGGATGGACCCGCACACTCCCCGACGGAGACGTGCGATGACGCTTGAAGAATTCTTCCGCGACTACTACTCGCCCCTGCGACTGCGGGGCCGGAGCGAGTCCACCACGAGGCTCTATTGCAACACGCTCAGGCAATTCGGCCGGTGGCTCGGGCGACCAGCGTCGCTCGACGACCTGAGCGATCTGTCCGTGTCGCGTTACCTGATTCATCGCGCCGGCGAGCGTAGCCCGCTCACGGCCGAGAAGGAGCGGACACAATTGCTCGCGCTCGCGAGGCTCGCGTGCGACCGTGGCCTGCGGACAGTCCGGCCGTGCGTTCCGCCGCAGCCTGTGCCCAGAAGAGTCCCGCGTGCGTGGACGCTCGAACAACTGCGGGCACTCGTCACGGCGACTCAGACGGAGCCGGGGACGATCGGCGCAGTGCCGGCGAGAGTCTGGTACACCGCGCTGGTGCTGACTCTCTGGCAGTCTGCCGAGAGAGTCGGCGCTGTGCTCGCCGTCCCCGCAGACGACTACTGCCGCCCGAATCTCCTGATCGCAGCCGAGCACCGCAAGGGGCGACGCTCCGACAAACTGCACTCGCTGTCGACCGAGTGCTGCGACTTGCTCGACGTGCTCGCGAAGGCGAACGCCGGGAAGCGCCTGTTCGATTGGCCGCTCTCCTACGTCTACCTGTGGGCTAGGTTCTCATCGATCGTCGAGCGGGCCGGGCTGCCGAACGACAGGCGGAACAAATTTCATGCGCTGAGACGAGCCGCCGCGACTTGGTTCGCGAGTCGCGGCGGAGACGCGACTCGGCTGCTCGATCACAGTTCGCCTCGTGTGACTGTCCAGTACTACCTCGATCCTCGGATGCTCGACACCGGGCCTCGGCCGTGCGACGTGCTGCCTCGGATCGACGGAGGGCCTTGATCAGGTTGACGACGTGTGCAGCGAGCGTGCCGGACGTCCCGGTCCACGCACCAGAGAATCGCCTCGCGGCCATCTCCATCTCGGCTATGACCTCGTCTGAGAGGATGTCGTCACTCATTGTCGGCGATCGTGAAGTGCCTCGGCGACTTGTCTGCATGCCGCGCTTTGATCTCGGCGACTCGACGGGTCAGGTCGGCGACCGCCTGTAGGTAGCCTCCGCGAAAGTTCCTGTCGTCGATCAGCGTCGAGGACACCTCCGCGTCGATGAGGATCGCGATGCACGCGATCGCCGCGCCGAGGTGCGGCACGCCCTCCTCGTCGGAGTCCTCGCCCTCCAGCCACGCGGCTAGGTGACGCCGAGTGGCGTCGACGTAGATGCTCGCGCGGACGCCTGAATGCCTCCAGTTCGCGCGACCGTACTTTAGCGCGCCATTGAGCATGGCTAGGCAGCCGTAGGCCACGGCAGCGTCGGGAAACAGGTGGAGAGGCAGTTTCGTCGAGCCGATGCGGTCCTTCGGATTCATCTCGCACTCTGAGTCGGACGGCAGCGGCGATGCGTCCATGTCGACTGCCTGCTCGACGTCGCGAGCGACCTCGCCGTCCTCGTCGATGTCGATCTCGCGGCCTTGGTTGCGACGCTCGACGATGTCGCGAATGATCGCGTTCGACGCGGCGAGGTCCGTGACGTGCCCGCCCTCGACTGCTGTCGGTGTCATGCTGAATGCCCTCCGGGGTGGTGACGGAGGCAGTCTATCCAGACTTTGAGTCGGAAGGCAACCGATACCCGAGAGACCAGAGCACGCGACTCAGGTCTCTGGCCGTCGCCGTCACGCACTCCTCGCTCACGATGTCCGGGCCGAGGATCGCGTGGAGCGCCTCGTGGCACTCGGTTTCGAGTCTCGCGCGGCCCTTGAGTCTTGAGTCGATCAAGACTTTCCGCTTCGCGAACTCAGTCCAGCCGTCCGCCGTGCCCTTCAGCGGCGAGTACCGCCAGAGCCAGCGGAATCCGGCGAGGTGGAAGTGATGGTCGGAGTTGCTCACTTCACTTTTTCCCAGCGAAGTATCTGATCTTCCAGTTGCCGCGAAACGTCCTGTCGGCGCTGACGGACTGCGGATCAACGGAAAGCATAGTAACCGTGGCGGTAGGCTCTTTCGATCTTTCGGCGCCGAAGAAACTGAGAGCGGGAGGGGAGTTGTACGGCACCCCCGCGCCGCGGCCGTTTGTATTGAACGTAGATGGATGTATTTTGCTGACGTGCGTGATTGAATGAATTCGGTCAAACCTTACGAACACATCGAACACTTGCATGTAGTAGTCGCCGGGCTGATTGTTGTATCTGAAAAATAAAATCGGACCTAGTCCGAGCCTGTGGTTGAACATCGACGCAGACTCTAAGGTCTCATATCGCTGCCGAAGCAAAGTGGACGAGGCGCCTACATAGACGGGTTGGTCATTGCCACTGCCGCCCCACATGGCGCGGTAGTTCTTGGAGATAATGCCACTGTTCCACGGCGCCGGGACAGTAGTCTGCCGGTTGTTCAGAAACCACGGATACCACCTGACCATCTCTTGGCCGTTCGACGGATAGGTTCTCATTACGGTTGCCTCGCTGAATGTGGCAAACGTCTTGAAGTCGTCGTACGGACTCTCGTCTGTCGGATAGACGGACGAATGATACTCAAAACTCCTCGAACTGGGCGGCGAGTACAGCGGGAAGGATTTGGCCGCTGCGTTGAACTCGCCCAGTATTTTCTTGTCAACGTCAACGGCGTCGTAGATGTACACGGACGGGGGCGACTGCTGGCTGTATCCAGAGCCGCCATTTTCTACGCGGATCGCCGCGATCCCACACGGGGCTGTGCCGCCGAAAAGACGAGACACCGAGACTACGCAGCCGCTTCCGCCTCCGTCGTGCACGACCGCAATCGGCGAAACGAAGCCGTCTCCCGGGTTGGTGACGATGCAATGGGACACTCTCCCTTGCTGGTCGACGACGCACGAGGCGGACGCGGGAACTTTCCTGACGCTGCACGAGTCCATCCGAAGGACAGTCCTGTCCGTGTAGCCGGTGCCCTGCGATGTAAACGAGAGCGACGTGATGTATCCCGACTGATCGATAGCCGCCTGAAGCGACGCGCCAGTCCCCACGACGTCGACTAGAGAAAAAGCCGGAGGCTCGGAGAAGCGAAAGTCCGATAGCCGCAGGCCCTCGGGCATGAAGATCGCCAGCGAAGCGTTTGGAATTTGGCCGAGCAGCACTGGCAGTTTGATCGCTTTGCCCTGAATGTCGTCGAGAGCGAGCCATCTGCAACTATCCGTGAGCCACGAGACTTGCGCGCCAGCGCCCGTGTACTGAAGAGAAGCCCCGGAGGAAGGATGGGCGTACCCGAACCTCTGCTGGTTTGTCCCTGTTGACCTACCCGCCCGCATCGCCAGTGCCGTCGGAAATACCGTGTGGGTGCGAGTCTGAAATGGGACGACAATTGGGATTCGCGGGCACAAGCCGACCGTCCGCACGCCTTCGATCTCGTTCACATAGAACCCGTGCCCGTTGTCGAACATCATGCCCGGTCGTCGGTAGAACCGGTTTTTGGTAAAGGAGCGAGAGGTAAGAAGTGTGCTTCGGTTTGGCGTGTCGAAAGCCAGCGGGCCACCAGAAGGCCACGCAGGAGCGGTGAAGACGCCAGCATCGGCACGAGACTGCAAGACGTACATGCCCTGAACGTCTCGCCACAAATCAGAGGACTGCCAAAGGGTGGCTGTGTCGGGATTGGCGTAGTTGTATGAATCAGTTTGTTGCCTAGTGAACCCTCCGACGTACGCAAAGTTGCGCGCGGGCACCCTGCCCACTCCATAATGACTATTTGTTTCAATCACACCGCTCGCGTAGAGACTGCCAGCGTTGTTCACAACGAACGGGTCTTCTTCGCCGGCGAACGGCGTGGTGACCGAGGCTCCCCTGAGCATGCCGTCGACGCGGGCCTGCGCGACCGTCACGGAAGGTGTCGCGTTGTACTGGGCAAGCGTTATCTCACCAGAAGACAATTTCCCAAGCGACTCGTCTCCCGCTTTGTTTCCTCCGCCGGATACTCGTACAGACGGTGCGTGCTGGTACCCCCCTCCGGACTTCGTGACGGTGATATAAGACACGCCAGCGTTGAGAGTCGCAGTCGCCGTCGCGCCGCTCCCAATGTCGGCGAGAGTCGCAGTCGCCGTCGCGCCGCTCCCGCCACCGCCTTGAAAGCGAACGGCTGGCGGCAGAATGTACCCACTGCCTCCCTGCGTCACGGATACGCTCGCGACCGGGCCGGCGATTTGCGCAACCGCAGCCGCCCCTGCACCCTGAAGCGAAGTGATCGAGACGCTCGGAGGAGACTGATACATGCTTCCGCCGCTATCGATCGAGAGAGACGTGATCTCTCCAGTCTCCTCGTCAATTACCGGAGTGGCAGACGCGCCGCTGCCAAGCGCGCCATGCGACGTAATCTTGATTGTCACATCATCTGACGTGTAGCCCGACCCTCCGGACGTGAGAATCAATTTCACGACCTTTCCATCTATCGTCGTCTTGCACGCGGCTCCGCTTCCGCTCTCTGTCGCGCACAGAGTGACAGACGGAGGAGAAGTGTAGTCGGAGCCTCCGCTGTCGAGCGACACAGAAGAGACTCTCTTCTGGGGAACGATCGTAATAACGGGAGCGGTTCTATACTTCCCTCCGTCCGAGACGGAGATCGATTCGACGGCGCCTGCGAGACTGACGGTGGCTGACCCGCTCGCAGCGAAGCCTGTTCCGGAAAACGTCACGTACGGCGGGGACGTATATCCGGAGCCGGGAGATGTCACCTTGCACTCCCCGACCGGGCCTTCGATTGTCGCCACTGCCTCGGCGCCAGAGCCACCACCGCCGGATATCGTGACCGAGGGAGGGGATGAGTATCCGCTTCCGGGCTTCTCGACGCACACGGTCGTGACCTTGCCGTCCAGAACAGCAGTCACAGAAGCAACGCCATCCGGCTGGTGGCTCGGAACGACGTCTGGGATTTCCGTGAAACCCTCGCCACCGTCGGTCACGTCAATTTCTAGGTTCGGAACGTAAGTCGGCAACGGCTCGCCGCGACGGTTGGTAATCCGCCAGTTCGCGAGGTGATTGTCGCCGGCGGCGAAGAGACTCCCAAACACGCGAGTAAAAGGCAGCGAGACAAACTGTCGCCTCAGCGGATGAACGCCGTTTGTTACGAAGTAGTTGTTTGTTCCGCTCTTCCTCTGCACAAATCGAGATTCGGTGTACTCGCACGATGGGTGCATGAGGGGCACCTTGCGACATGAATACAACCTCGCCCTGAACGTGTAGAGCATCCACTCGGAGGCAGCCGTCTGCCCACCGCATGTCAGCGATATTGTCGGCAAGGACGTGTAGTAACTTGCGACGCTGGAGTCCACTCCAGTCAGCGAATACGTCGCCAGCGACGATCCTGTCTCTGGATAGAGCGGACCGGGGAAATTGGCTGGCCCCGGAGCGGGGTTGTTCGGTATAAAAAAATCGAATGCCAAGTCGCTGACTCTGCCGCCAAAGTAGTGAACGGTAGAGGTCCGAGTCGTAGGCGTATACGTCGTAACTCTCGTTTGCTGAACACGGAGACCGTTGCCGCCGAACGGCTCCCTTGCCGCAAATCGCACGGCGTTCGCCACCGTGCCTCCGCTCAGGGAAAACTCCGGGGTGCCGAGGGCATACGGGTCGGCGGTCGTGTTTCGCGGCAACAGCAACGCATTGATGTATCGCGGGATTGTGTCCGACCCGCCGCCCTCCTGCCTCGGTGGAATGGCGTAGTAAACGCCGCCGTACCCGGGCGGAAGGTCAATGACTTCTCGCGATATGGAAACATCGTAATTCGGGGCTGGGCCTATCGTGTACGACCAAGATGTCGACTTTCCCGTGACTTGATGTGGAGGCAGCATGCTGTAGACATTGTGAGCCTTTTCGTTCGTTGAAAACTTACCGCCCAAGAACTCACTGGTGTCGCTCGCGCTCGGTAGATTTCTTGAATTGAACCCGCTCGTAACGGAGTTGTATCTGTCTTCCACGCTGTCCAAGACCCACGCAACCCCATCGCTCCCCATCGCGAGCACTGTACCGTCATCCTGCCTCACGAGAGACTGCACAGGCTCAGACGGCTTGAGAAGGTATGCCTCGCACGGCTCCGGGGTTTGCGGAAGAGTGGGCACAGTAACCCACCCCGGCGATCTCACCGTAAAAATAGCAACAGAGCCGTAGTCGAAGACATCTTCTCTCGACTGCACGACGGCCGACAGGGAGCCTGCAAAGAAGCGACGGCCCGGCGTCTGGCCGGAGTAGTATGGGTTTGAAAGGACTTTTTTCACAGAAGCAGGGTCAATGAATGCGTCGGCGTGAAAATTCCAGTGTTCGGTATAGTTGAAGTAATCGACCTCCCCATACGTCCTTTGCACCCCGCCGTCGCCGCCGCTACGTCGGTATACTTGGCTGTTATTGCACGGCACTTGCCTGTTGCAATAGACGCTTGAAAGCCACCACCCCAATCCTGTGTATGGGGTCGATTGCCCACCGTTCATGTAACCTTGAGAGAACAGCACCGGGACATTGGTCGCCTTGATTTCAAGATGGTATCCGCGAAGAGTCGGAGTCGGAGTTCCAGTTTGAGATTGCAGGCCCCATTCGTAGACCTTCCCCCCAGACAGGGCCATTGAGAAGCACGCGGTAATAGCGTCCGCTGCGGAAGCGGTCGTCGCCACATTTCCGTTTCGGGCGGCGATGACCGCCTGATACTGCCGCGAGTTGTCTATGAGCGTTGGAGACGGAAGCACGTCAGTCACGACAATTTCCGGCTCCGTGGTGTATCCGCTTCCGGGGCTTGTGACTGACACCGTGAACCTATTTGCGTCGGCAGATAGGTTCTCAACGGAGAGTGCGAACGTCGCTTTCTGCCCCTGTGTCTCACCTCCCCGCAAGTACATCTCGAACGGCTGCCGCTCTATACCGGAGTTCACCCGCACATTCTTTTGGGTAGAGAAAGGCCACGACACAACATATGGCGGAATGTTCGTAGTCTTGACTATCGTTGTGTTGGGCGGTGTCACTCCGTCCTCGAACAGCACTGGCGTCCCTCCCCATATCGGATCAAGCATTCGATATGCGGACGACTGACCGGAGTAGGTCACGCCAGAGTCGTAGAACATCAGTCCCGGCACTTGTACCTGTTGCGTTCCATCTCCGCTGCGATACGACTGATGCACTTCGCCGTAGATGAACGGCATGCCTTTTCCGTACAGGTCCGCGATTGGCTGAGTGGTTGTGATTCTTCTGTTGGCAGCAACATTGAGTGGAATTTTTTCCGGATGACCGTCCCACTTCAAGTACCACGTCGAAGAAACGCCAAGGTCGATCGTCGAGGCATATCCGACAAACGTGCCGGCGGGAACCGCGACTGGGTTGTGCCCTGATAGGTCGACCACCTGCGGGGATGACACTGACGCAACGCCAGACGGCGAGAGAAAGCCCTTGGCGTGAAACGCATTGCTCGTAGAAACGCCGCCGATTCGCGAGGGGTGCCTCAAATCAACGCCGCCAAAACGCCACTGGGGGCTGTACGACGCATTCGTCGTGATGCCTTGGGTGTTGAAATAGAAATCCGCATCCACGCCAAGACGAATCGTGTCGCTGCACGTATACCCCGAGCCACCGCTCTCGATCGTTATTCCCGTATATCTTCCCGTCAGCCACGGCGTCAGCGAGGAGAAGGTCGCGTGTGATCCGCCCGGGAGGAGCGTTCCGGTGGCCCTCATGCGGAGCCTGTCTCGCCTGTCGAAGTAGAGTCCCTCGCTCTCGCACTTCACTCCGACAATAGTCCCAGATGCGGTAACTGTCGCAGTGGCGTTTCCGCCTGTTCCGTAGATAGTCGCAGTTGGGACTTCGCGGTACAGACCCGGGTTTGTTACCGTGATTGCGGTGACCACTCCGTCGACAAGCGTGCATTCTGCGACGGCCGTATTGCCGTCGACGCCTCGCGGAAAGACGACCGCGGCGCCTCCGCGATACGGCTGAGTCTGACCAGACACAGCGACGGAGGCGACGGTAAATCGCATGTCTGCGGTGAGTGATGCCTGTTTCGTTCTTGCATCTAGGGCAACCTCTTGGCCCTGTGAGTCAACCGCGTACACGGTCAACGAAGGTGCAGCGGCGTAACCGCTTCCGCCGCTGGACTGGATGGGTTGCGATGGGATGTCCGCGAATGCGCTGAGTTTGAAGAAAATCTCGACATTTGCCCTCAGCACCGCAGACTGGTTTGGTGACGCCGTGAAATGGCCGGGCTGCGCATTCGCGTCGTCCCGTACGGCCCCAACGACAAGAGGCGCATAGACGTCGCTGCCGTACCCAACCGAGTCCCAGAGAACCGGGTCTGCCGGTCCAGAGCCGTTGAAGTCTGGCACAATCTCGGCGTGAGTGATAGACGAAGACAATAGGCCGCGAAATCTCAGAAACGTTTGCTTGACTTCAGGAGTTGACTTTCCGTTGCCCAAAACGGCGTGATAGTTACTTCCCCATCCCCAGAGCGAGCCGTCGCTCTTCACCGCGAGTACGTACGTGCCGGCCGTCGGCTGCGTGAAGTGGCGAGGGGCTGCCGAGACGTCTCCTTCAAGAGCCGACCAGTTCACTTCGTTGCTGTTGCCCGTCCTGCGTTCCTGCGGAGCAAGGCCGACACTGACGTCAAGCCAAGAATCGCTGCTCAGAAGAACAGGCGTTTCTCTGTAGAAGAAAGTTCCATCCCCGACGGGCGGCATGCCCCAGCCCCACAGCCGACCTTGCTTGTCTATTGCAACAGTCGTGTGACCGTTTGTGGAAGTTTTCGCCCACTCCTCGCAGTCTGCCTGCGGAACTCTCGACGGACCGGAAAGCGCCGGCACGTAAAACTCGCTCTCGTCTACTCCTGTTGCCACGCCGCCAACATGGTGGGCGGTCTGTCCTTGAATCGAGCGAGTCACACATCACCGCCATTCACGAGCATGTAAAAAGCGGTGGACGTTGACGGAGACACGATGCACACGCGGGGGGTTGTTGCTCCGTTTCCGTAAAACGACATGATCTGATTGAAGCACAGTGCTGTGTTCGTTGACTGCCAGTTGTAATGATGACCATCGAAATTGACCGGTTTGTATTGGCCGGTAAACCACGAACCGAGAAACGTCGCCGTGACGAGAGTCACGCCGCCGCCGCTTCCGCCGCCCGCCGCCCTCGGCAACTGACTTGACTTCCTGTCGCGGCGACCGCTCTCGTGCGCGGCGACAGCGTTCGCGATCCTCTGGGCGTCGCTGTGGCGAAAGGTGACAGGTTGGTCACCGCGATTCACAGGTTGGTCTCGTGCCTTCAACTCACCACCCGTAGTAGTTCGACAGAATGTCGTAAGGGAAAGTGGTCGGATAAGTGGACGGGATCGGCTCGAAGATGCCCGTGAATGGCACCATCGGGTAGATGCGAAATGTCAGCAAGTCAGGCGGCTGGCCGGGAGTCTTCGCCACTCCGTTCGACAACGCCGCAGGCTCTGACACCGGCTCGCTGCCTGCAAGAATTTTGCGACGCTGACCGCCGACGATCTCGTTGAATCCGACGTCCCACGTCTGCAAGTCCCAGCCCGTGTTGCGGTACCCGAGAGTGATCGACGTCTCCCAGTAGTAGCCCTTGGCCGGCAGTCCGTCGGGAACGTCTGGCTGAATCAACTCGTACTTCTGATTGGCCGTGATGCTCATGCACTTCCAAGTCTTCGGTGCTCCACCGCTCCATGTGTCAGAGTTGATCGCACCGACGTAGAGTTGCGCGCGGGCGAAGTTGAACGGCGGCTTCTGGTTGTAATTGATCGTGACGTTGAACTCGCCCTCGTCGCGATCGAGGCCAGACAGCGGGTCGCCGGCTGTGTTCGTGATCACTCGCTTCGTGGCGTTGTCGTTCGCGTTCGGGAAGTACCAGAACGCCGGCGCGCTGGCGAGCGACCCCGAGAACGAGAACACAGACGGCCGGAGCCACGGAATGCGATCGGTCTCGTCGAGAAAGCGGTACGTGAACGTGACCTTGTAGTGGTACGGCGAATCTCCGTCCTGACGCACGTTTGAATCGATGAGCCGGCAGTTCGCGTCGTCTGGGTACGGGTCTCGCCAGTTGGGGCCGGGCGCGGCCGCGACGATCCGCATGTTTGGGGCGTTGATCGCGGTTCTGACGAGGAACTCTCGCTGGTATGTCGGCGTCCCTTCGAGGTTCGCGGTGCGGCTCCGACCTCGATAGAGTTCGCGGCAGTCCACGATGCCGGGGAGGTTCGGATTCCAAACTGTAGTGTAGTCGTTCTCGGGCATGCGTCACCGTGCAGAGAGTTGAGCAATGACTGGCGCGGCGTCTGGGTCTTGAGCGGCCTGTGCGAGGAGCCGTGTGTTTCGAGCGATCTCCAGTTGCGCCTTGAGAGACGGGTTGTCTCTGCCTTGGAGGATGCGGAAGAACGTGTCAACGCCCTCGCGAGAGCGGACGTCGGAGGCCCCGACCTGCCGGCGATCCTGCTGGAGGTTGTCGAGCGCGGGCTTCATGTTCTCTTGCAGGTCCGCTTGCAGGTTGAGTTTCCTCGCGGCACCCTCCTGCTCGCTGATCAGGCCCTGCTCAACGGCGCGGTTCACCGCGTCGAGGTCGTCGCGGAATTGCTCGACGGGCGACTTCGCCTCGCCGCCGGGGATCATCGAGCGGCGAGCCTCCTCCTGACCCTTCGCGAACTCCTTCTGCGTGATCAGGCCCTGCGAGAACGCCTCCTGAAGGTCGTTCATTCTGTCACGGAGCGCGTTCACCGGGTCGAGCGGGATGCCGAGGCTCTGGAGCAGCGTGTCGCGGGCCTTCTGCGCGCCCTTGGCAAACTCCTCCTGCGTGATCTGGCCCTTAGCGAATGCCTCGTTGAGTTTCTTGAGCGACTCGCTCGCAGCCTCGGCAGGCGACTTGTCGATGCCGAGCGCCGAGAGCAGTTTGTCCTTCGCGGCCTTCAGGCCCTTCGCGATCTCATCTGGCGAGAGTTCGGCGGCGTTCTCTCGAATCTTCTCGACGGCGTCCTGAAAGTCCTCGGCAGGCGACTTGTCGATGCCGAGCGACGAGAGCAGCGAGTCTCGCTGCTTCTTTAGGGCCTTGTCCCGCTCCTCGGCGTTGATCACGCCGTCCTTCATGGCCTGATCGAGTTTCTCGCGAGACTCTGCGAACTTCTGTGCACCCGTCTTCTCGACGCCCAGCGACTCCTTCACCTTGTCTGTGTTTTGCTTGATGGCTTTCTGGTACTCGGCGAACTCCTGCGGAGAGAGCGAGGCCTGTATCTCGGCCATCGTCTTGCCGGTGACGCCGAAGGCGTCGTTGATCTTGTCGACGCCGCTCTGCACCTGCTGGCCTGCCGTGTCTTCGATGCCTGCGGCCGACCGCCTGTCGGAGTCGAGTTTGCGGAGGGCAGCCGCTCCCTGATCCTTGTCGACGATGCCGCTCGCCACTCCGGCCTCGATGCGTCGTCGCTGCTCGCCGATCCGGTCGGCGGCGGACTGGCCGACGATGCTGTCAGAGAGCGACTTCTTGCCCCTGTCGAACTCCTCCTGAGAGATGTTTCCGGCGTCTCGCTGCTTCTGGAGTTCGCCGAGTTTCTCGGCGTCGACAGTCTCGGCCGCAGTCTTGATTCCGAGGCCTTCGAGAAAACTGCGGCGTGCCTTGTTCAGTCCGTCGGCATGTTGCTCGACGGAGATCACGCCGTCCTTCAGCGCCTGATCGAGGTTCGACACGGCGTTCTTCATCGCGTTCGCCGGGTCCACGGCGAAGCCAAGCGACTGAGCGAGCGCGTCGGCGTTCTTTCGGACCTCGTTCTCAGCCTCGCTGTCCGTGATCAGCCCGGCTGCGAGACCCTGCTGGATGTCGCGGTTGCGGTCGGTGAACTGCTCCGTCGCCGTCTTGCCAACGAGGTTCTCTCTTGCCTTCTTCCGCAGGTCTTTCTCGGCCTTCTCTTTCTCTTCCGGGGTCAGGTCGGTGTTGTTCTCGATCTTGTCGAGTTCCTTCTGGAACTTCTCGACCGGCGACAGGAACGCATCTTCGAGGCTCTTGCGAATGCCGTCTGCGAAGTCGAGTTCGACCTTCAGTTTCGCGTTCTTCTGGTCGAACTCCCGCTGCACCTCTTCGGCGGCGATGCCGGCCTGCTCTTGGGCGCTCGACGTGTCGAGTTCTCGCTTGGTGCGAGTGAACGTCTCCTTGTCGATCTTGCCGGCAGCGAAGTCTTCTTCGTTGGCTTTCTTTTTCTGGTCGAGTTCGATTTGGAACTCGCCAGAAGCGAGCCGCTTCTTGATGTCGTCGAGTGCGTCGGCGTATTCCTGCGAGTACTGCTTCGCGCGGTTCTTCACCTCCTCGGAGCGAGGGAACAACTGGTCGCCGATCATCACGTCGGCGCCGATCTCTCTCGCAGACTTCGCGGCCTGCTTGGCGGCTGCGTCCATCTCCTTGAAGACTTCGAGGTTTCGCTTCAACGTCTCTTCTGGGCTGGACTTCGCGATCTCTTCGAGGTCTTCGCCGAGTTGCTTGGCGAGCGTTGAGGACTCGCTCTGAAACTCCTCCAGACTGATCTTGCCGTCACCGAGGCTCTTTTGGAGTTCCGAGAACCTCTCGGTTGCCGCTGCGGCAGCGTCGGCGCCGGGTGTGCCCAATTGCGCAGCACGGATGCTGAACTCGCCGAGTTCGTTGCGGGCATCTCCGATGACCTGCTTTGCTGTCTCGAATGGACTCACGTCGAGGTCTGGTACTGGAATTTCCTCGCCGAAGATGTCTGCGACTGCGGCGACGTTTGCCTCAATCCGCGACTTCATCGCCTCGATCTCTTCGTCACTGGCCCCCGTGGCTTCGCCCAGAGTCGTTACGAAAGAAGAGAAGCCACTGCCCATGCTCGACGTGAAGCCGTTCCAAGTTTCGTTCAGAGACTGCCGAGTGATGCCGGTCGCCTCGGACAGGGCCTCCATGTCCGAGGCAAATCCGCTTTCCCGTGGCTTCTCGTTCTCGGCCACGACCTCGGCGAGTTCCTCGGTGCTCGCCCGAGCGCCGTCGATCTTTTTCTTGCCTTCACCGAAACCGCTGAAGAAGTCGACGATGCTCCCTCCGAGCGCCCAGATGCCTGCCATCGCCACGATGAGCAGTTCCACCGCTGCGACCGCGAGTCCAATTGGGCCGAGGCCAAACAGCCACGCAACGTGCATCGCGGCGCACGAGGCGATTGTCGTTGCCATCGCAGTGATGACGCCAGCGATGTACACGCCAATCGCCACCACGGCGCCGACAACAAGCACGGCGGCGACAGTTGCACCGAACGCCACCCATGCCGCTGCGGACGTCACTGCGGAGACTACAGACTGCACGCCGGCAATTTGCATTACTGCGGTGTAAGTGGCTGCTGATGTTTGCGCCCAAGCAAACGCTGCTGCGACAGCGAGGATCGGTACCGTGAGTTCTCCAAAGACATTGCCAAGACCAACGATAGAGGTAACCCAGTTGAGTAAGCCACGTATGGCTTCGCCAACGGCAAGAACGGACTCGACGGAGTCGCCGAGGTACTCTTTGACACTGCTTGCGAATTCCTCGAACACATCCGCCGCGTACTCAACGTACGTCCACATCTTGTTGAACTCATCGCCAACAATCTCAGCGACTGACGCAATGGTCGCGAATGGCTGGAAGACGGCGACGAGTTTGACGACCGCAGCCGCGACACGGAGCACGGTGCCAACGATGCGTGCGACAATTTCAATGAAGACCGCAATCGGCGCCGAGACGTCGGCGATCATTTGCCCCAGTTCGCCGAACACCGGCGCCAGCCCGCCGATGATCTCAGCCTTGGCATTGTTCATCGCTTCTTGCATGCGAGTGAACGGAATCATCAGGTCATCGGCCATCGCCCCGGACGCTGTCTTGAGTCGATCGAACGACTGATTGACGTCCGTGAATCGCTTGAAGTCCACGTCGCTGATCGTTCCGCCGAGCCTCTTGATGTCCTCGTTGATCTGTTCGAGGTTCTTGAGCAGGGGCATGAGCCTCGGACCGGCCTTGCCGAACACGTCCATCGCGAGTTGCGTTCGCTTGGCCGGGTCTTCGATTTCAGATATCGCCTTGGCGACGTCCGCGAACACCTCTTGCGGCTTCTTGTTCTGCATGTCCTCGACAGAGACGCCGAGCGTGTCGAATGCTGCTTTTGCCTCGCGGGCTTGCCGGCTGCCGAGTTGACCGACCTTGACCTTCGAGAGGTTGCTCTGGAAGACCTGCGTCGACTTCACAACTGATCCGAAGTCGACGTTGGTGTTCTGTGCCGCGATGCGAAGTTTCTCGATCTCCTGCACTGGCTGCTCGAACCTGTCCGACAAGTCTCCGAGTTGCTGTGCCGACTGACCGACGTGCTGCAACTCGCCCGCCATGCGGCCTGTTGCTACGGCTGCGGCGACCGACAGTGCGATTGTTGCTGGGAGGATGGCCGCGAATCCGGAAAGGGCAGCCGTTGCGCCTCCCCACGCGCCAGCGAGCACGGACCCGCCTGTTGCCAGAGACGTCGCCGCCCCGGTAACTGCGCCGAGGCCAGCCGACATCGCTGCGGTGGACGCAACTGCGGCTGTGAAGTCGAATATCGAGGTCTCGCGTCGGCTCGCTGCGGAAACGAGCGTGAACACGTCGAGCACGCTGGCGAGCGACGTGGCGATGTTTGCTATCGTCGGCACAGCCCTCGCTGCCGATGCCACGAACCCCCCTACTGCATCGGTTACTCCAGACATCGACGGGATCAGTTTCAGTGCCTCGGAAAGCATTGCACTAAGCCTCTCCCGCAGCCCATCAACGGATGACGCTGATGAGATGGCGCGAGAGATGAAGTCACCAACTGCGCTGGACGCTGCGTCGAACGCAGAACCAACAGTCGCAGAAACGCTCCCAATGAGCCTGCTGCTTGTGAGGAATCTTCCGATTGAAGAGACGGCCTCGCCAAAACGCGCATCGAACTCCGATGCGGCCCTAACGACAACCAGCAAGCCTCGCTCGATCGCAGAAGCAGCCGCGCGTCCACTCGCTGTTTCGGTCAGAAACCTTGCAAGGGAGTCTGCCGCAGTGTCGTAAGCCTGCCCGACCAACGACAGCGACCTTTGCACGAGCCTATTGCTTGCCGCAAGAGCGACCTGCCGAGTAACAAAGTCGGACAAGACTCCGATCGATGCTCTCACGGCGTCGTCCGTAAACCCGAACAGCCTCAAGACTCCGCCGAGAGATGCCTGAAGCAGGCCGTTGACGTTTTCGACGCTCAGAAATCCGCTGACTGCGCCCTCTAGCCCAGCGCCGAGTGCTCCAAAAATCGCCCTCAACGAGTCGACGTCTCCTCGCAGGCCACGAATTGCGACTCCAACTGCCTGTGCGGCTGTTTCGGCGCCGGTGGCTGTCCTCACGAACGCAAGAAACTCTGTCCTAAAGTCCGCGTACCTCGCAACAGCCTGCTGTGCGGCGATTGCCACCTGTGCAGACGTGATGACGAGCGACGCGAGGGCCGACCTCGAACGAGTCGCCTGCTCGCCTGTTGCAGCGACGGCCTCGCCAAGTTCCTCGGTGGCGGTGGCGGCGGACGCGACAGACGAGGCCTCTGCCGTGACTGAGACCTCGCCGCTCGCGTCGCTCGCCTTCTTGCGGAGGGCGTCGACGGCCTTCGAGGCCTGCTCGATCGACGACTTGTCGACGATCACCGAGACTGCCGTCTTCGATATCTCTCCGACGCTGTCCTGCAACTCCTTGACAGCGTCTTTGAGTTCGCCGACGAGGTCAATCGCCTTCTCGATGCCAGACTCTAGGTCGCTCAGGTCCGACTTGAACGCGATTGAGATGCTGCCGATTGTCACTTCTTCTCTCCTCCGAGACGGGAGAGTTCCGCGAACATCTCAGCGGCAGACTGACGTCGCCTGCGGTGACTCGGCATGAGGGCCTCCTCCTTGAGACCTTTCGCGCCCCATGCCGTGCATAGAGCCGTGGCGAGACGGGCAGCCTGACGCCACTCGTCTCCCCACGGTTCTATTGTCCAATATGCCTCCCATTCTGCGAGTTCGGCCGCGTCGACCGACTCCAGAAGTTCAGCATGGGACCGCCCGAGCGCAAGCGCGAGCCGGAACTCGAACAGGCGTCTGGGGCGGTCTAGGAGTTTCCCGCGAGTTCCTCGACGTCGCCCTTCGAGAAGCGGTTCAGCCGCATGCACTCGGTGAAGAGCCGGTCGAGAACCGACGCAGACTTGTCACTGAGGCTCGGAATCTCCGACTCGGTGAAAAGACGCTCGCCGTGCTCATCGACGAGGCACTTCGCGACGAGTTTCGCGCGGACCATCTCGACGCTTTTCTTGCCGTCGACGAAGTCAGCCTCGAAACGGTCTCGCTCGGAGCCTGTCATTACGCGAAGCCGGACCGACCCTCCCCACTCGGGGACGTCAATCTCGATCGACTTCTTGTCGTCCGCAGCCAGAATGGCTGCCTTGCTTAGTGCCACGTTATCAGCCTTGCTACCCCGTCATCCTGAATGTTGCCGTCCCCCTGACGTATTCCCCGGTGGTCGCTGTGAGTTGCAGGCTCGAAAGGATCGCGTCCATTCCGAACGAATGTGCTCGATTGACGTCGGCCAGTCCGCCGTTTGAAATGGTCGTAACTGTCTCTCCGAACTCTCCTCCGGGCATTGTAACAGACAGAGGCCTCTTGTGTCCGACAAGAGCAGTCAAATTAGCGCCCGATTTCGCGAAGAACTCTACTGTTACTTCCGCAGCCTCGCCGGCGAAGCACGTATCGTACTCACGACGCACGTACTTCCGATACGAGTTGTTCGGATCAGTGATCACACTGGACGCAAGCGACGTAATCTCGATCTCGTCTCCTGCACTCGCAGAGTACGTGACCGATGTCGCTTCCAGCGTGACCCCCGCCCAGACCACTATCGTGCCCTGAGACGTGATCCTCGACATGGACTAGCCGGCCGTCAGACGGAAGGTCGCCGAACCCCTGATGAGTTCGCCGGCCGCAGCCTGCACGGACGCCGACGTGCACAGAGCCACCGTCGGGAGTCCGGTCGTGAAGGCCGCATTGCTTCCGCTGCCGTCGACCGACCACGTAATCGCACCGGTCGCCGTCTGCTGCGGGAGTTTCATGCCGAAGAACTCGACCTGAAGTTCCGCGCCGTCGCGAAGCGGCGAGATGCGATACTTGCGCTCGGAGCCGTACGCCAACTTCAGGTCGCTCGTGTCGACTTCGGCAGCGCCCTTGCTGACGCTGATTGAGGTGAGCGCGAACTCGTCCCCCGAAAAAACGAACGAGATTCCCTGTGAAGACTCGTAAGCCATGTGTCACGCCCCTCCTTGGACGCTCTCGTGAAACCGCACCTCGTAGACCTGATCGACCCTGTACAGTGGCTTCGCCTGCCCCTCGTTCGGACGCTCCATGTTGTCCGATTCGGAAACAAGCGATGTATTTACAATTGTCACGCCCGGGTGGGTGCCCGTAAAGTTGTCGACCGAAAGACGAACAGAGTCGGCTATGTCCTTTACCTCTGTGTACGTTTCGGCAACCATCGACACGGAAAACGTCGCCACCGGGCGACCGACGTTTCCAATCATGTCCCGCTCACGGCGGGTTCCCGTGCGTCGGTAGACGACCACTGGGAATGCCGTGTTTTGCGGGGCGAGGAGCGGATGGACGCCGGCCGTCGTGGCAGCGTCGATGCGGCTTCTAAGCCAGACCTCGGGCGACGCCATCGGCGAGGCTCCTCACGGTTTCCTTGGCGTAATCCTCGAACGTCTGCTCCAGCACGGACGCGAGCCTGTCGGTGTCGACCCATTCACGCCGTGGGCGACTCAGAACGCTCCTGCCTCTGGTGCGGGGGCGAGTGACGCTGTCGAGGTCCGGGCCTCCTGCCGTCTCTACTCCGCGTTCGTAGCCGATCAGGTACTCGTCTGGAGATTCGGCGACATACAGGACGGACTGGTCGAGTTTCTTGTTGTAGCCGGGCGGAGTGCTTTCCTTGACCCTGTCCGCAAGAATCGCGGCGGTCCGCTCGGTCTCGCTGCTGACAGGAAGTTTCTCTGGAATCTCACGCAGTGCCTCAAAAAGGGCCTCGCTGCCTTCCAGTACAAACGACTGCGTCATCCCACCTGCTCCTTGACAACGAGCCTGTGGTACTCGCGATTGTTCACTTCCGTGATCGAGACAATGTCGAGCGTTCGCGACGGTGTGCGGCTCGTCCAAATCAGCCGCATGTCATTCGTCAGGCCGTCGACGTAACGGAACTCGACCTCGTGCGTCGCAACCGTATACATGCCCTGAGCCATCATCAGTTCGTCAACGCGAAGCCCGCGAATCGCCGCCCGCCGCCGGGCCTTCGTTGACCATGATGCCGTGGTCTCGCCGTAGTCGTTCGTCGTCTCCGTCGGCTGCTCGACTACCACCGACTCTCGCAAGTCTCCGGCTCGCAGTGGCCTTTCCATCAGCGGTACTGCCCCCAGTTGATCGAGCCGAGGAGCACCTCGACTGACATCGGAACCGGGTTCATGCCGCCTTGGATCACCGACTCTCTCGTCGAGTACCAGTGCGACGCGATCATCAAGATGCAGTGCCTAGCCGGCGTCGGGCACGAAGTCGTGTCCTCGCCGTAGCCCGCCCAATAGGTCACCGTCACGTCGTTCTCGGCACCGCGAGCGGTCGGCCATGTGCCGTTCCACTGAGGTCTGATGACCGCCGGCGTCGCGTCTCGGTCCTCGCGAAAGTTCGTGTGCGAGACAGGCGAGTAAACGCCGTCCGACGGGATGTACGAGACCTCGATCGGGCCGGTCGCGATCGGTGGCCTTGGCAGCGGGATGTCCCATGCCGGGAAGAGATCGAACCGCATGCGGTACTGACGCCTGATCAGCGTGCGATCAGACACGCCCTCAACGTGGTCAGTCGCGGCTGCGATCAGGGTCTGGATATAGGCGTCGTCGTCGAGGAAGTCCTCGTCGACTCGCAGGTGGGCCTTTGCCGCAGCCAGAGACACCGGGTAGATCACCGGTGGCGTGGCTACGGTCAGCGACCGGTACCGAAACGGACCGGCCCCGGAGACGAAGTACGAGTTCATCGCCGCTTCGGGCGACGATCAGCCCGCTCGACGTCGTCCGGCTCAGGTGCCTCTGCCGACTCGACGACAGGCTCGGGGGCGACGTCACGCACCTCGGGGGTCGGCTCTGGGGCTGGCGGGCGAACGACGACCTCTTCCGCGATGCCATTGAGCATCCAGTTTCGAGCCGTCGGCTCCCACACCTCAACGATCTCGCCCTGCTTGTGATACGACCAGTCTCGGAGCATTCGCACTTCCATCAGTTACCTCCCTGCTGTCTGTTCGACGACGCAACTGCGTGCTCTGGGGAACCCCACGCCTCGGCCGGTCGACGGCCTCCAGCGTGCCAAAAATGCGTCGGGTACTGGTGGATGGCCTTCAGACGCTGATCCGGCCATGTGATCACGAGTTCGGCGTGGCCGATCGAGACTTGTGGGCTGATCGCGAGCGTATTGCCGCACGCCCGCCACTGCCTCCAGTAGTGGATGTCCGGGTCGGTGCGGGCAGTCTCGCCCTCCCCGACGTCACCCCAGTCTCCGCGAGAGTTTGGCGTGCCGAGGAACCACGGCTTCGGCATTCGGCGAATCGCCTCGCAACGCAGCACCGTCAAACCGAAGTGCGCTGTGTCGGCTGGCTGCGCGGGCTTCTCCCACCAGTCGAGCGGCAGCGTGACTTCGCCTGTGTGCCCCGCCATGCCGGCAGGCGTGAACATGAGTTTCTGGTCGTCTCGCTTCGTCTGGAGCGGCGCCACGGCATCGTATCCAGAGATCAGGGCCGTCGAAACGAGGCGAGAGACGCACTCCGGCTCGAACACGCTGTCGTAATCCATCGTGATCACGAACGTATTGCCGTGCTCGGGCTTCGACGCTTCGTCGAGGAGCCGCGACATGGTCTGGTCCCAGAACGCGCCAGTCCCTTTGGTGATAGGAATCTGGAACTGAGTGAACGCCTGCACGGAGCAGTAGTAGTTGTCCATGAAACCAAGTCGCGGCGCCGAGAGTACGGCCGCGATCTTGATATCGTGCTCGACGTTTCCGACTACGATGCGCATAGGTACCCAGAGCCTCGTGGTGGCGGCTCGGGCTTCCCTGCCCGCTGTGACCCTCCGTGGCCCAGCCGTCCTTGGCTCGACCTAGAGTCTCGCGTGCTGCGATCAGCCGCTGACGTAATTGCTCACGCCGGCCTTGGCCGCAGTCGTCGGCATGTCCTCGATCTTGTCGAGACGCGCGACGCTGGCGACCGTGGCGGGCTTCGCCGGGTTGGCGACGACCGTCAGGTATCGCTTCTTGCCACGCATGTCGACGTTGAACCGGCAGATGTGGTTGCCGGTCGTCACGCCAGCAACAGGCGTCACGGTGAACACGCCGCCGATGTCGGTCTGGCCGCTCCCTGCCGTGTCGCTCTGCTGGAGTTTCAGGCTCGTCGAGTACGCCGCAGCAGTCGCGGTCAACGTCGAGTAAACGACGTCGATCGAGACGTAGTCGCTGTACAGCGTGTCGATCTCGTGGGAGAACGCGCCGCCGTCAGCGGCCACGGTTGCGATCTTCGCGACGGTCTTGGTGCCTTCCAGATGATTCACGTTCAGAGTCTCCGAGAGAGAGTTATCACGAAGCCGCAGTCTTGAGAGCCACGATCGGTCCGGCCTTGACTTGGTCGCCGCAGTCATGCGTAACGCAGTCAAACCTCATTGAACAGACGATCAACGACTGATCCTGCTCGATGTACCGCTCGTCCGACTTCTTCACGGTCAGGCCGCGACGAGTCGCGTACATCGACGACATGGAGAGGTCACCGTAGAGAAACTTGACCACGCCGGGGTCGGCGCCGATCACGTTGCTCATCGTGTGGACGAACACCACCGGGGCACCGAGCAGGCGAAGTTCGGCGGGCGAAGCGAGGTTCGCAGCCGTGTTGCCACCCGAGAGTCCGACGTTGTTCACGAGGCCGAGCCGCTGCACGGAGGCCGCGAAAACTGCGGGACTGCAATACCACTTGGCATTCGCCCTCGCAAAGAGCGGGAGTCGACCTGCACAAGCGATCAGGTCGTCGATGTCGAGGGTCAGGGCACCGGTGTTGCCGGCGGCGGCGGTCACGACGCTGGCGTCATGCGTGCCGTCGACGATCTTGGTGCATGCTCCGACGATTCCACCGTGGTCACCGCTCCCTGTCCCCACGAACCCGACGGTGTCCACGAGTTCGCTGAGGCTTCTCGAAATTTCGCCTACCAAATAGTCACCGAGAGAAATCGCAGAGTCGTCCATCACCTCGGTGCTGAGGCGGTTCGAGACCGCAGCCTTCTTGGCTACGATCTGCACGCGATCCCAACTAGCGTCGGAATCGGGGATACTCGAATTCTCCCCGACGAAATACGCGCTGAGACCGCCAGTCCGTCGAGGCACCACGAGGGTGTCCGACTTCATCTGGATGTTTCGAGCGTTCGCAGGGAAGGCCCCATACTCCTCGGTGAGGACGATCACCTCGTTGAGAACCTCCTCCTGCAAAAACACACCGCCCTTCGAGTTCACGCCTTCGGACTGTGCACGAGACTCGACGCCGTGGTCAGAACACCACCGAGCGGCGTTCTTGTCGCCGAGCAGCGTGGCGCGGAAGTACTGGCCGGCGCGGTAAGCCCGCTCCTCGGCGTTCGCGCCCTTGAAGTTCTTCAGACGGCCGGCGCCCGGCAGGTTGTGGTAGATGTGCACGTTCCGCTTCTCCCGAGTGGGGTAACCAGCGACCTCGGCCGGGGTCGCCTTATCGAGCACCGATCGCAGTTCGAGTTCTTTCTTCTGGATGCCTTCGTAGAAGGTGATCCTCTTGCGGAGTTTCTCCGCGCGGGAGCAGAGGCAGCGGAGTTTCCGCTCCTTCTCGTCGTCGCCCTCGGCAGGAGTGGCCTCGGTGTCCTCGACGTCCTTCGGGGCGTAGCCGTTCTCCTCGACCTCGTCCTCGTCCTCGTCCTCGCCCTCGCCCTCGGGCATCTCCCGCTTCTCGTCTTCCTTCGGCTCGTCCTCGCCGTACATGCGCTCGGCGGGGGCCTCCTCGTCCTGCATCGCGCCCATCTCAGCGAGAACGGCGGCGAGTTCATCGAGGAGCGACTTGACCTTGGCAGACGAGTCCATGACTGGTATGTCCCTGCGGGTGTGTGTGAGCGCCCCTGTGGCGGGCTTTCCTCACACTACATCTCTCGCACACACGCCCCCAAGAAGGCGAAAGCAAAAAAAAGTTGTTTCACACAACTTTTTCCGCGCGACGCCACGCTCGGTCGACGGGGACAACTGACCGCGCCTGAGCGCCGCAGCACCCGCATCGCAGGTATCGCACTTGGTTGTCGCCAGCGGGCTTGCTGGTGCGAGTGGTCATGCGGCCCTTGCCGCAGATGCGACACCTGTCGCCTGATTGCACGATGTGCCTCCGTGATTACAGACCGAACACCTTGTCGATCGGCTTCAGCACTCCGGACTTCTCGATGTCGAGACCGCCCACCTTCTCGATTGCGGTGCCGGCCACCGACGGAATCATGGGGACCAGCAGGCCTGCGGCCATTGCGCCAGTCACCGTCACGCCGATTCGGAACCCGGCCTTCGCCAGTTTGCTCATGGTCGAGACAGGCACCTTGTCGACGATGACCCTCACCTCTCTGCCGGAGTGATCAGCCGCCACCTGCTTGATCGTCTCGACCTCGTCGTCGCTCAGTTTTTCTTTCGACGGCGTGATGGTGATCGAGTCCTTCTCGATCTCGACCCGGAACTTTGACTCGCCCTTGCTGCCCTTGATATCGAGCGTCAGCCTCTTGCCGTCTTTCGACTTCGCCACAGACTTCGGTGAGCCTCCGAGGCCTTTCACGAGAGTCGCGACCTTCTCGTCCGTGCTGCCGACAGCCGCGATGGCTTTGCCAGCCCGCGTAGGGGACATCGCTGCGTCGTAGAGACCACCGATCACGCCGTATGCAGCGCCGACGGCGGCTCCCGTCGCAACGGTCGGCGGGAAGAACGCCGTCTTGCCGGCAGCCACGGCAGCGCCTGTGACTGCACCCTCGGCTGCCGATGCGGCGACGTCGGCAGCGACGCCTCCGCAGGTGTTGCCCTTCTGGAAGCCGCCGGCTCCGGTGCCGCAGTTTCGCGATTCGAGAAACCGAGTCATTCGTCGTTCGACGAAGAAAATCTCGGGATCGAAGCGGAAGTCAGTGTCCCAGAGCCACTGAGACAAGTCGCGTCTTTCTCGCCGCCGCTTCGCGCGAGAAGCCGTTTCCTTTGCCTCTGTGAATTTCTTGTATCCCTTCGACTCCTTGTCGCGAAAGTCGATAGACATGTGGGCTGACGATCCGTAGTCTCGCCACATCCGTTCGCCCTGCGGAGTCTCGACGAGGTCTTGAATACGCATCGAGCCGCTCTGCCATTTTTCCCAGCCATCCTCAGTGAGAACGCGACGCCTCGGAGAGTCAGGCCCCTCCGCGAAAATTTCCCGCAGAATCGGGTCGATCTGAATCTGAGTAGAAGAAGGAATCTCGCCGTCGAACCCGAACCTCGGCCACAGCGAGTACCCTTTGAAAGTAAATGAGTCGGCCCGACCTGCTCCTTGACCGCCCCCTCGTCCACGACCAACGGCGCTTGTCTCGGCCGTATGAATTCCCGCTTTTTCAGCCTCAAAAAGAGACTGGCCCATGAGGTCTATGATTGCGCCGCCGAAAAAACGGTTGGCTTTATTTCCCAGTTCCGCAAGAGCCTTTTGCTCGTCAGTCCAAGGGCCGTCTGGCGACTCCTGAACAGATGCGTGCATGGCGATAGCGTTTTGAATACTGTGGCTGACCTGAAAGAGTCCGTAATGAATTTGGCTGTCGACGCCACCAAGCGTCATGTCAATGCTGATGTGGGCGCCTGTATCTGCGATTACTTCTGCTGCCTTTTCCTGCGCGGATTGTCCGGGGCTGACAGCCCCGGCTGCGACTAGTTCTTCGGCTGAAATAGGGACCGGGATATTTGACCTAACGACAAGCCTGTTTCCGTATCCCGACACTGTAACTTTCGCGCCCGGCTCAGTGGCGACACCAAGCGCGGCGAGTTGCTTTGTGTTTACGCTGTTCTCGCGAAGTATCCGCGATACGTCGTTCGGGCTACTTACGCTCACCTGATGGGCTTTTTCAAACCCCGGAGTCTTGGCAGCCTCGCTCGGCCCCAGCGTAATAAATGGCTCTTCAGTCGAGGACAGTCTGTCGTAAAGCCTCCCAGTATTCTCCTGCTCATCTCGCGACAGGCCGGCGCCTTCTTGGCACGTATTGCCCTTCGCGAACGTGCCCCCCGGATTTCGCTCGCAGTTGTCACCGGAGAGAGGCAGCCGCATCTGTCCCGGCAGGGACGGGCGTTGCCTGATCGGCCTGATGCGGCGAGCCTCGGTCGGGCTTAGACTTCGCAGGCCGATCTCTTCGAGGTATCGCCCGAAACCGGCGGCGCCCTCTTCGCGGTAGATTTGCACGGCCTTGTTCTTCGCGTGCCTCGCATTGCGAATCGTGTCGGGGCTGTGCGACTGAGACTTGCGCACGAACTCAGCCCAGCCGTAGCCGGACAGTCGGATGTACGTCTTCACGTCTTCAGTGACGTCAGCCTTCGTGGCCTGCTCAGGCTCCTCGCCCTCGTCTCTCGCAGCGTCGATCCGCTCCTGCTCAAGAGTCTTCGGCCGTGGCGGCGAAGCAGCCGATGACTGGCAGTTATTCCCCTTCGCGAACCGCCCGCTGTCCCGCCCGCAGTCGCCTGCTCGGGCCTCGGCAAACGCCGTCAGGCTCGCGATACGGGCCTGTGTCGAAAGACTCGGCATCAGCGTCGCTCCCGCAAGAACTTCATGGTCTCTGCGATAGTGTGCGTAACCAGACTACGGGTGTCCGGCTTCTTGCCCTTCTTCTTCAGTTCGGCGTTTAGCGCGTCCAGTGCTGGCTTTGTGTCGCCACGCTCGAACGTGTACTTCTGAGTCTTCGATCCGTCTGGGTGCTGTGCTTGCAGGTACCCAGAGTCGGTGCCGACCTGCTTCGTCGTCCACGGATACGAGTCGCCCTTGCTCCACGTCTGCACACCACCTCCGTCGTCGGACTGACCTCCGTCCTTGCCGCCGCGTTCGAGTTGCCCCTGACGCGCGTCGTCGATGAATTTCTGAGCGGCCTTTGCCTTGGCCTTGGTCATCGGACCGGAGACTTCCATGTAGTTGGGGCGAGATGACTTCGGCTTCGGAGACAACTCAGCGACGCCCTTGCCGCTGTCGGATGCGGGCTGCTCGGCAGGCGGATCAGAGTCTTCGTCTCCTCCGCCGTCGTCTTGGCACTTGTTGCCCGAGCCGAACCGGCCTGACTCGTCACGGCCGCACTCGCCGCTTCGCCGCTCTGCGAGGAAAGCCTTCAGGCTGTCGACCGAAGAGGACACGTCAGGCCGGCGAGGACGCTTCGTCTTCTTGGCTCCTGCCATTTTCACGTCACTGCGTCGCTCAATGACGTGCGTCTCGTAACTTCTCTTCGCGACTGCAACGCTGGCATCGCCATACGCCGGGTAGGTGACTGGGCCACAATCGAGGAGCGCCTTTATTTTTTTTACGACTCTAATTGACTGCCCGTCCTCGGTCTTCCATTCCTCTCCACCGTCCGGGTGCACGACGAAACTGAAACTTGAACCCTTGAGGTCGCCTCTTTCCACCAACTCTGCAACGTCCGCGCGAGACTCTGGCAGCAGGCACTCGTACCGCAGTCCCTTGTCGTCGACCGTCATTCGCATCGTCGTCGGGAACCTGCCGAGGAGGTGATCGGCGCTGTGGTTGAAAAGGCATCGCGTTTCCAGAGGCTTTCCGTCCTCGTCCTGACGGTCCTTCACAATCTGGAATGCGTCCGGGTGAATGCGCTCGATGAAATCACCCAGCATCAAACTGTCCTTGTGAAACACGGCCGCATAGCCGACAAGGTACGTCCGTGGCTTTCCAGTCGACGGATCAGCGCGACGCTCGACTCGCAGCATGCCCGGGTCGGCCTTCTCTGTCTGCGAGAAGTTGCCGAGGTACCGGCGCTCGACGCCCGCGCGGGTGTCTGCGGAACGCTGCTCTTCGCGATCGGAAAAGTATTCGTCGATCACCTGTTTGATCTCCTCGATGACTGGTTGCCACTCGGGTGACTCGTTGACCCGCTTCAGGCACTCGTCCTTCGTCGCCTCCATCTCGATGTACTCGACCGGTATGTCTCCGAGCGAATCAGCCAAGTCATCGTTCACACGAGTCGTGATGATCCACGTCGTATTATCGTTTCCGTACAACGCTTTTTTCAGGATAAGCGCTCGAATGTCTGTGCAGTAAGAGATCAGTCTCTTGTTGTGCTGGCGATACGGCAGGCCGGAGATTGCAGACATGATCCGATCGAAGTCGAAGACGACATCGTCATCGCGTTTCTTCGCCCACACGTAATCGCTCTTGCCAGAGCCGGGGGCACCGTAAACGACCTTGACTCGCGGTTTCATGCCGTGCGTCGAGCCGTACGGGCGGAGCGAGCGGCTGTCTCCGGCCTTGCGGTCGGCCGCTTCCATTTGTGCGACTACCTTCTTTGACCACGAGTAGCCACTCGGGCCACCCCACAATTTGTTGGCTATCAGCCCGTTTGAGGGATACTGCTCGTCACCGCGATTGAAACCGGGCGCCTTCGCATCCGACGCATGCCTATCGAAGAACGCCTTCATCCGCCGCACCGTGCTCGGCGAGACTTCAACTCCGTTCGACAAGTCTCTCGCGCGGGCGATGCCCACGGCCGTGCCTCCGCGTCCGTGCTCGCGGCGGAGTTTCAATCCGTACTCGGCCTCGCGGCGAACGCCGTTGGGAGGCTTGAAGTCGATGTGCGCGTATTTTTCAGGCTTTGCCATCGTTTTTTCCAGTGAACATCTTCTTCCAGAACTCAGGAACCTTCCGGTCGCCGATCTTCTCAAGCCTCTTGCGAATGCTTTCAGTGCTCTCGTTCTTGTCTGTCTTCACGACCTGAGTCATGCTCGCTTCTCCTTTCTGGGAACTGGTGCTAGAAGTGCCTTGCACATTCTGTCGAGGTCGGCATCGTTTTTCTTGTAACCCAGTTTCACCGCCGTCGAGTACTCGGCCACAAACTCAAACGGGTCGGTTGTCGCATAAAACCCCAAGGTCGGAACCTTCGACGTAACCCTCTCAGCCCATGCGGGGTCTTTTTCTCCTTCGCGCTCTAAGTTTTGCTCAATCGCGGACTCGACTTTTTTCGCCCATCGCAGCGACTGCGCGTCGGTTGCGTTGGCTTGCCTCGGCATTCCAAGTTCGCGGCTGGCGTTCTCGTAGTGCTCCTTATGCGCGACTTCGTGCACGAGCGTGTGAGCGGGAGATGGAGTGGAGGAGTACTCTGTCTCGTAAAGATACTCAGGCGTCACATACTGAGGCATTGTTCCGGCTACGACATGAACCGCATCGTCTCCGGGGAAGTATGTGCCCTGAGTTCCCTCGTAATCAGATGCAGGCAAGCCAGACCATTTAGCCATCGAACTTGCCGTCTGAATGTGAAACGAGACGTCCTTCAGCGATGGAGAGGACTGGACAGCCGAGTAGCACTCAGCGATCGTTCTTGCAATTGCCTCTCTATCGGACTGCGACGCCTCTTCGTGCTGCTGATCTACGATCCAGTCGTTCTCCACGTTGAGACCGAGAGCAGCGCATACCTCGGACGGAGACGACTCGCCTTTCTCTGGGCCACTGAACCAACCTCGCTTTGTTCCGATGGCTTCAGAGATTGCAGACACCAGTTCCTCGTGGCTCGCACCAGACCGGGCGAGGGATGCCACTTTCCCTGCCCCTCTTTGGCACTGATTCCCTTGGTCAAACCTACCGCCCACGTCTCGCCCGCAATCAGCCGAGCGAGACTCGGCGAATTCGTACTCGTCGAGATCACCCTCGTCCCATATCTCTTCCCACAACTCATCGAACCTCGCGAGGTCGGCCGGAGAGAGCCAGCCGTCGCCGGCGCCGAGAGGCATGTCTCGGCGGTTGGTCGAGAATCGCTTGATGAATCGCGACATGATCCGGGCCTGCGGCGACGAAGGGTCGTCGAGCCGGAAACTCACGTCGACCTCGCGTCCGTTCTCGCTCCACCACTGCGTGCCCTCTCGCGTGGCGTGGAGGTCGAGGAGGCTCTTCGCGTGCGAGAGAGTCTCGGGTAGTTTCGCCTTGAGGTCGGCGGGGAGCGGTGCGTCGAAGCCCATGCGGGGCCATATCGTGTAACCCTTCCACGACTTGTCGACCTTGCTTCCGGACGCATTGAATCGCACCTCGGAGATGCCGGCCTTTCTCGCGGCCTGCACGCTCTCGCTCATCATCGAGTAGAAGGCGGTCGCGGCTGCGTGCCTCTTCGCCGGCGTGTCCTTCGCGCGTGGATCGACGGTCACCGTGGAGTGGTACAGGATCGACTCGCCTTTGTCGTTCTTACCGACGGCAGACGATCCCTCGATGCCGTAGTCCACGCCCCCGAACGGACGGTCCCAACTGATCAGGACCGGAAGCACGCCTCCGGGGAGTTTCGTGGTGAGGTCCGGGGCCGGGCGAATGAACACTGATCCGCCGGCCGCACCGGCGAGGTCGACGATGCTGGACTTGTCGACTCCGAGCGTATCCAGACTATCGGTCACTTCTTTGTTGCCGCTCACCGAGACGCTCGCTGCTTTCTCAGCGCCCTCGAACGGCGGCTCGCCGCTGCCGGCAGACCACGTCACTTTCTCAGCGGCCGGGCCTTCGCCGTCTTCTTGGCACTTGTTGCCGGAGCCGAAACGCCCGCCTTCGTCGCGTCCGCAGTCGGCGTCGCGAGATTCGAGGCCCCAGAAGCCCGCGTTGCGGTACTGACGGGCGGCGTTGCGTGGAGGGTTCGCGTACTCTGGGACTCTGACGAATACCGAGTTGCCAACACTCACGGCGTCTGTTCCGCCTGTGACTTCGTCTCCTGTCCTCTTGTCGTAGAAGTACGCGGCCTTCTTTGGATCAAATCCGACGGGAGTCCACGAATCGATGTCGCTCGGTATGTCGCGAGAAGGGTCGAACATTCCCTTGACAGTCGCAATCGGCGTCTTCCCGATGCCCATTGCGATTTTTGTTGCTACGTTTTCGTCAGACGAGAACGAAACCCGACCTCCCAGCCGCACGAGCGAGTCAAACCCAATTGGCTTTCCGACCCCCTTGCCTCCTGCGTGCTCGTGCACAGTCACGGCATAAGTGTCAAAATCCTCGAACGCATTGATGTCAATGCGGAGATCAACTGGGTGCCCCTTGTCGAGCCTTCTATGCGCGCCGACGAGGTCGCGCTGCGGGACTTGGCTTCCTTTCGGTCCGGTCATTCCGCGCAGCGCGCGTCGAAGTTCGTCGTCGGATTTGATCGGCAGATTGTCTGAATTTTTCGATACACCAACTGGAGAGAACTGCTTGTGAGCGGCGAGTCCGAGAGACTTTGCGTCAGTCGCTGCTATTGATTGTGGAAGAGATTTTGACGCCTGCTTGATTCGTGCGTCTCTGGCCTTGGAGTCCTCCTTGGCCGACGGCTGCCCGTCGCCGGCGCCGCAGTCGTTGCCGGTGCCGAAACGCCCGCTCTCGTCGCGTCCGCAGTCGGCGTCTCGCGACTCCAAATCGTCGAGCCAATCGAGCCAATCGCGAGACTTGTTGCGTTCCTTCAGGCGGGCGAGGGACTTCTTTGCTTCCTGATATCGCTTGTATCCCAGCGAGGTCTTGTCCGTGAGATCGAGCGAGAGCGAGACGTCAGTGCCGTTCTCGTCCCACCAGCGATCGCCCTCGCGGACTGAGATGAGTTGCTGCACCGTGAGGCTCCTGACGCGGCTGCGGAGGCTGCGGATCACGGTCGCATGAGGGATTCGAGTTGAGCCTGCGGGTGGGATGTCGATGCCTGCTGCCCTGAGCACGATCTCGTCTGGCACCTCCGAGAGATTCGGCACCTCGCCGTCGAAGCCGAACTGAGGCCAGAGCCGGTAGCCCTGCAAATACTTGTCCTCGGCGTCTCCGGCTGCTGCCATGTCCGCAGACGAGATGCCAACGGCCTCGGCGGTCGAGAGCGATTCGAGGAAGTGCTCCTTGAGCAGGCTCGCGATGCGAAGCCGGTCCTCTTTCGTGGCGGAGGCCGACGACACCGACATGGGTGTGTAGAGGCTGCCGTAGTGCAGGGTGGACTTGCCGTCCCTTCCGCGAGAGATCATCACGCTGGATGTCACCGCACCTTCGTACGGGTCGTCGCTCTGCGGGGCCTGCGGGTCGATTGGAATTCGCGTGGACACGGCTACGGTGTGCGTGCCGTACGCAGAGACGCGGACCTCGGCGCCTCTCGCCGTGCCGCCTCCGAGCGAGACGACCTTATCGAGAGAGTCGACGCCGACCGACTCCATCGCCTTCGCCACGTCTCTTCCGCCCTGCACCTCCAGCGAGGCGAGTTCGCCTCGAACAGGAGGCCGCTCGCTGTCCCACAGGACGGTGCCGCCATCTTCCCGCCACGAGTCTTGCGACTCGGCAGTCCCGGTGCCCTTCTCTTGGCATTCGTTGCCGTCGGCGAACTGCCCGGTCGCCTCTCTCGCGCAGTTGCGAGACTCGGACGCCTCGATCCAACTCCGGCTCTTGTTTCGCTCGCGAAGTTTCGGCAGGAGCCGCTTCATCCGCTCGAACTGCCGGTAGCCCTTCGATGACTTGTCGCTGAAGTCGAATGACATATCGGTGGACGATCCATTCTCGTCCCACCAGAGCCGGCCCTCTCGCGTTGCGATGATGTCCTGCACTGTGAGTTGCTCGCCAGCGTCCCACTTGTCTCTGGCTTCGTCCGAGAGGAACGTCAGGTCCGGCTCGTCCTCGATCATGCTCACCGTGCGTGGAGTGATCGGGCCGTCGAACCCGAACTGCGGCCAGAGTCGGTACCCCTTCCACTGGGCGTCAGAGTGCCCATCCCCGATGGCCGTCGTCGTTGCTTGCTCTGCACCGAGCCTCTCTGCTGTCATCAGCGAGTCGGTCATTCTCTCCATCATCATGGATGTGATGCGACTGACGACCGCGTCGTCCGGCGACGGCGGGTCATAGAACGGATCATCGCCGTCTGCTCCGGGCGGATAGATTTCGAGGAGTCCGTAATCGACGGCGGTGATCACGCCGTCTGCGCCTGACATGTGCACGTCGGAGTACACCCTCCAGCCTTCAGGCTCCGAAGGATCGACGGGCGTAGTCATCTGCGTGGAGATCGTGTCTCCGACGCCAGTGACCATCAGGTCAGACCCTCGCACGGCACCACCGCCGATCGTCACGACGTCGTCTAGCGTCGCTGACTCAGGAAGGACGTCACCCATCGCCTTGGCGAGTTCCTTCGGCCTCCTGATCTCGACAGAGCGGAGTTTCTCGCCTCCGCTAATCGGGCTGTCCTTCGCGAGGCTGCTGCCAGACCACTTGACGATGCCGCGATTGCTGGACTGCCATCTCGTGCTCGGTGCTGTCGGTGCTGTTGCTGTCGCTCCGCCACCAGTCACGTTCGCGCCGCCGTCATCTGCGGCGCACATGTTCTTCGGGCCGAACCTGCCGCCTTCTTGCCGACCGCAGTCGAGGCCGGCGCGTTGCTCGACGTCGAGGGCTGCGAAGTTTCTCTGCTCGTCGTTCTTCTCGGCATTGCGAGTAAGCAGGTCGATGGCGAGGTCTGCGAACTCGTCGTCGCTCAAGTTCTGAATAAACGCCTCGTACAGCGACTGCTCCAGTCCACCCTTCTGGTCAGTGAGGTACTCGTACTCCTGCGGCTCGCCGACGTCGTCAGTCGATCGCTTGTTTGCTCGTCGCTTTTCGCGGTACTGGGGGTTCTCGACGATCTTGCGGATCACATCCGAGTAAAGCGACGGTTCGCCCGGCGTTGTCGTCGTGCGAGAGCCGAGCGACCCCCAAGCGTCCTGTTCGTCTTGCCACAGGATGTCCTGCATGTACGCGACGGGGACTCCCGTGCGAGCGGACGCCTCCTTCATCACGCGGATCATGTTTGACCGCATGACGGTTGTTGTTGGGGTCTTGAGAACTCTCGTTTGATTTTTGGAGATTGCTATAGCAAGCCTGTCGAGTTCGTACCGCTCCTGCGTTCCTGTTTTTTTCTCCGGACTCGGGAACCCGTCCTTTGAGTACTGCTTGATTCTTTTCTCTGCCCAAGAAATCACAGTCTGCGGAATGACGCCGCTCTTTTTCATTCCTGAGATGGCAGTCCTGAACTGCCTGCCGTCCACGCCTATTGCGGAGAGTTCCTTTCTTGGAACTTCTGACGTCATCGACATGAGTTTTGAAGCGTGAGTCTTTGCCAGCGACGGCTTTGTCTGCTCGATCAACTCGCCGGAGAGTCTTCCCCATGTTCGAGTGAACCAGATGTCCGCAGTTAGCGCATCGAGGTCTCCTGTGTTGTTCGCGAAGAAAGGCCCAACCTTCGGGCCAAAGATGCTGAACAGAGGAACGACCTCGTCGACGGCGTAGTCGTTTGCCTTGTAACGATCCCCCTCAGTCCCCGGTATCCTGTCCAGAAAGTATCTCTCGAAGTCTCCGGCCCTGAGAGGCGGCTCGGAGAAAAGCCGCCTTGCCTCATCAAGCCCTACCCTGTCGATGATCTTTTGCAGTCGAGAGAAGTTTTTGATCGCCTCGCCGGCACCGGCTCCGGGCATACTCAGTCCGAGTCCAAGTTTCGCTTTATCCGGGTCCGGCTGCTCAAAGAAAGCAGTCAATACCTTGTCCGCCCGGAGCATGTTCTCGAACGGGTTTGCTTCTGGCGATGTGAGAGCCTGTGCGGCCCTGAAAAGGAACTCAGCCTGTGGAGATATATCACTCCCCGGATCGCACTCTCCGTTCGGGCCTTCCACGCCGATGCAAAATCCAGACGCTGTTCTTCCGCCTCGCATGAGAGGCTGAATCTTCGCGTACTCGTCCATCTGGGCCTTGCGATCTTGCGGGCTGTAAAAGTTAGGTCTCACTCCTCTCGCCATAGCCGCTTCGACCTGAGCAGCGACACCAGAGACCATGTACTCGAAATCATCGCCCTGAAGTTCTTCAGTTGTGTCGATCGGCCTTCCGCGATGCTCTGCCTGAACCGAAAGCAGGTGTCGGCCCACAGATATTGGGTCGACCTCGTCTTTTCCGGCGATTGCCTGAGTGACAACGGCGCCTTCGATGGACGTGGACTCAATCTTCTTTCCGTCCTCAGACCTCCGGGTCGGGTTGTTGCTTGAAACCGACTCGAACGGAGTTATGTGAGGCTTTCCGCGACTCCACGAGAGAGGCTCCTTGACATCAGAGCCTCCGGACTTCGCCTTGGACTTCGTTTTCGTCTGGGAACTATCGCCGCTACCGCTTCCTTCCTTCTGGCAGTCGTTCCCATCGCCGAACCTGCCGCCTTCTTGGCGATCACTGTCCGTGCACTGCCCGTCTCCGCGAGCCTCGACGAGACTGCGATACTCGGCAGCCGAGTATTTCTTCTCTAGGAAAATCATCGCCAGATCGACCTTGCGATCGCTGTGATATCAGGAGAGTAAATCTTTCCAGACAACTGTCCTGCGATGTATTCCGCGATGAACTCGCGGGCGTTGACTGCCGCGTACCGAGAGACCTCGGCCTCGATCAGTTCACGCTGCTCGGGCGTGAACGTGACGCTCTCGGAGTCTCGATAAGAGTCGGCGTCGGATGTGCGGTGGATGCGGTGGCATGCCTCGTGGAGCAGGGGGTTGCCGCTCGACGTCCAGCCGTCTGAGTCGTCTGGCTCGCCTGCGTCAGGTGACACGTAGAGCGTGTCGTCTTCTGGCGAGTAGTAGGCGTATGCGTCGCCGATGTCGCGGAACTCCACGCGAGGGAAGGGCGTGCTGCCGAACGCCGCTCGGTATGCGGCCTCGGCGTTCTCGATCAGCCGTCTTGCGGCGTCTGATCCTCGTACAGTTGCGGCATCTGGTCCGGCCCGTCCTCGTACCACGACGGATCGAGAGTCTTGCCTTGGCTCTCCGCGACCTTCTCGAAGTACGTCCGCATCGCGCGGTACGTCTCCAACAGGCTCTTCTTCTTCGCCGGCACGTCGAACCGCTGCGGCTGTTCCATTCTCTGTCTCCTCGGCGAGATTATACGCCCGAACGGTCTTTTTGCCGTGCTTCGAGAGGTCGGCAGCGATGTCCTCATCCTGAAGATCGGGAGCGTCGCCGTAGACCTGATCGACCTGAGCGTCCTTCCTCGCGCGTGCGAACGCCCGGTCCCACTCAGGAGGCTTCCTGTCGTCGCCCGAGTCGTACTGCACCCACGTTTCCTTGAGCGTGCCCAAGTTGAACACAGCCAACTGGCCCGAGTCGCGTCCGACCTCCAGTGCTCGCTCCGCCTCTTCCGGCGAGAACCGAGTGCTGATGTCGATGTAGAAGTCGTCGCCCGCTCTCCACCCTCCGACGAACCGCTCGCCCTCGAAGCCCTGAAGCACGTCCGAGTTTGACTTCAGCCAGTTTGCGAACGAGTCTCGCCCTTCCTTAGTGACGATGTCCTTGGCACTGAGTTTCACCGAGCGACGCGAGTCGTTTTTGAACTCGCTCACCATGATTCCGTCGGACGGAGACTCAGCCGAGTACGGGTCGAGCGTGAATCCGTTCGGGTTCTTCGAGATTTGTTCGAGCAACGCCTCGGCGTCGATCGTGCGGACAGGCGGCGGAAGTTTCACGTCCGGGGATACGCTCCCGTACACCTTGTCTGGCTCGCCGCCGGCCGGCGACGACATTCCTCCCCCGGAGCCTCCACCTCCGCTGCCGTCCTCTTGGCATTTGTTTCCAGAGCCGAACCTGCCGCCCTCGTCTCGACCGCAGTCGGCGGAGCGGGCCTCCTCCTCCGGCGATCGCGTCTCGACGAGTTTCTCGCTCGGGATCACCCAGAGTTTGCAGATGCCGTCCGGGTTGATGCCACCCTTGACGATCTCGCACGCGCCGCCGTCCTCGTAGTAGACGCAGTTGCGGCACACCATGCCCTTGGTGGCAAACGGCGAGCGTGGCACGTAGTGTGCGTCGGCCTGCTTCCACCGACCGTGCTTCCTCGCGATCTCTTCCTGCGACTTGTACAGGGCCTCGCTCTGTGGCGTGAGGCCTCGCTTCTCCTCGACGGCCGGCTTCTCCTCGACTGGCTTGAGTTTTGACGCCTCGACGCCGACCTCTTCTCCGGTCTCCTCGTCGACGACGAGAGCCACGGGCTTGCCCGGCTCGACCTCGATCTTCTCGCCGGACTTCAGGTCGAGCGTGCCTTCCTCCATGACGTGCTTGACCCGGCCGAACTTGCCCTCGGCGTACTCGACGAGCGGCTCGTCCGGCTTCTTCTCGGAGGCCTCGCCCTGCTCGGACTCGGTCGGAGTCTTGCCAGTCTTGACCCCGGGCAGGCTCGGCACGCCTCCGGCAGCCTCCGGCGGTGGCCCCGGCATCCCCGGCATCCCCGGCGGCGGCTCCTTCGGCTTCGTCGCCGCTTCGAGCGGCTGGAGATTCATCGCGACGAGGTGGTGGTCGCCGATCTCTCCGATGGGTGGAAGGTTCTCGGCGCGACGGCATTCGTTGTGAGTCATCAAGCCGAGGTTGATCATCGTCGAATAGAAGCCCGCGCGGGCGTTTGAGTTGCCCCGCATCAGGCCCTTCGTGTCGAACTCCGCGAAGAACACGTCGTCGTTGTAGATCAGGCTTCGCGAGATGGCCGACTCGATGCGTCGGAGCCACGGCACGAGCGTGTAGGTGACGAACTCTTGACCGTTCTCCTCGATGCTTCCGGAGGACTGGCCCTGAATGAGCGAGAGCGGCAACCTGTAGACTCTCGCGATCTCCTCACTCTGAAAGCGGCGTGTCGACTCGTACTGGGACTGCTCGGCGTTGAATCCGACCTGCTCGACGCGGAGTCCATTCGTGAGGATCGCTGTGCGGCTCGCTCGATCGACTCCCCTATGAATCCGCTCCCAGTTGTCGCGGAGCCTCTCGGCAGCCTCCGGCGAGAGAGAACTGTCCGTCTGGAGCACGATCCCCGGGCGTGCTGAGTTCGCCCAGAACCGGCCGGCGTGAATCTCGCACGCACGAGCCAGCGCGATCGCTTCTCTCGCGATCTCGACAGGCACCATGCCCTTGATGCCGTTCGGCTCGGGCGTCCACCGGACGTGCATGATGTCGTCTTGCGAGTACCTCTCGACTCGCCCGGTCTCAGGGTTCATGTACGAGTACCGCAGTCGGCCGTTCTCAAGACGCTCAACTTCCATGTTCGACGGGTGGAAGTTGTCGAGAGCCGAGACGGCTCCGTACCTGCCCGAGCGAATGCGGCTGTATGAGTTACCCCACAGGGTGAGGTTCATCACCATCTGCTCGAAGAACTCGAACTTCGTCTGCCACTCGTTGGGCGCAAACGAGAGAACCTTGTAGAGCGGCACGTCGCTCGCGATCTCGCGGTAGCCGTCCTTCGTCCTGCGGTAGACGTGGAGAGGCATGCTCGCGATCGACTCGGCGAGGATGCGACACGCAGCGAGCACGACAGTGCTCTGAAGGGCCGTGTCGGGCGTGATCCTGATATCCGCAGATGTCTGGGTCCGGCCGTTGAAGCCGTCGTCGCCGAAGAGCAGGTTGTTCCAATACATCGACCGCACTTCGGGCTGGTCGGCAGAGCCGCGTTCCGGTGTCCAGACTACGTCAGAGAGAACTCGCTCTTCGCTCATAGGACGAGAATCTCCGGCTCTGGAGTCTTGGCGGCAGCCTCGGCGTCACTGGCGCCAGCGAGTGCCATCACGAGCGCGACCATTCCGTCGACTCTCGCCGGGCTGGTAGATGCGGGCTTCACGATCTTGATGTACCCCTCGGCCGAGGTCTTCGTCACCGCATTGCCGGCCATCCAGTTGATGACAGGGTTGTCCTGAGTCCTCAGACGACCTTGACTGATCAATGTCTCCAGCATTCGCGTCGACGAGTTCATCGAGGCGAACGACTGTGAAAAGCCTAGCACTGTCAGGCCCTCGGCCTGAAGTTGTTGCGTGAGGTAGTGGGCGTTGTGCGGGTCGCAGAGAACCTTCGCGACCTGACGCTCCTTGGCGAACGCGAGTATGTCTCGCTTGATGAATTCGTAGTCGCAGGTGTCCCCGGGCGTCATCACGAGTCCGGTCGACTCGTCTTTCGCCCAGAGCACGTACGGCACTTCCTCGCGGCGTTGATGAGCGTTATCGGCTGGAATCCAGAACTTGAACAGGCAGTCGTAGACGTCGTCGTGAGCCTTCGAGACGGCGACGAATGCGTTCACGTCCCACGTCTGAGCGAGGTCGAGTCCGCAGTACCAGACACGGGACTTGTCGAGGTGGCCGGACCGGCCCTTGCACTTGTCCCACTGGGTCAGGTTCACGAACTTGTTCTCGCCGTGCACCCAGATATTGAGCCTGTATCGCAGGAAGCCGGCGAGTTTCGAGCCGCCGGACCTCTCGGCTTCGAGCACGTCTGCCTTGAACGTCTCCTCGTCCATCGTGACGCCGAACGAAGGATTTGCGGCCTTCCAGACGGCCGGGCTGCGGTAGTCGTCGTCCTGAGACGCAGCACGCACGTAGGCGAAGAACTGGTGATCGTACGAGGGGTCTTCCATGACCTTGATCGCCTGCGAGTGCAACTCGTAGCCGATCGAGTCCCGGTCGACGCCGGCCGTGGTAATCGCCAGAACGAGGCCCTGATCTCTGGAGATAGAACCGTAGCGAACCGCATCCCATAGCGCCCGGTCGCGGCTCTGATGGATTTCGTCATAACAGAGCGAGTGAATATTCAGACCTTCCTGACGGCCGGCGTCAGACGAGATCACACGCCAGAAAGAGTTCGTCGGGACGCACGCGATGGTCTTGCGAGAGTCGACGATCTCCAGCATCGACGAGAGGTAGGGGCTGGCCTGCACCAACTCTTTCATCTGCTTGTAGACGATGCCAGCCTGATCGCGGGAATTCGCCGCCCCGAAGCACTCGGCCGACGGCTCGCCGTCAGCAATCAGCATGTAGAGTCCAATGCCGGAGAGGAGGGTCGATTTTCCGTTTTTTTTGGGAACCTCGATGTACCCGACCCTGTACTTCCTCCGGTCGTTGTCGACCCTCATCCAGCCGAAGAGTTCCTCGATGACGTCGTGCCTCTGCCACGGCAAGAGCGTGAAGGGCTTGCCGGCGAAGCGACCCTTCGAGTGGATCAAGAACTTCTCGAAGAACCCGACCGCGTGTGCGGCCTTGTCCTCGTCGAAGTAGAACGGCTCGCCTTGTTCAACCGCCTCGTCGCGAGATATACGCGGCAAGAGGATTTTCGGGGGCAGAGGCACCGGGAGCCTTGATCGAGGAACGTGCGGCGGGTGTCATGCCGAACTGTCGCTCGATCGCGAGCATGTCGGCCCGAAGAGATTTGATGAGCGTGGCCTCGGCGGTGATCTGGCTGTAGCCAGACTGCGTCACCTGAGTCCAACCATGCTCACGGCAGTGCGCTTCGAGCGCGAGCCACTGCTCGTACATGAGGCAGTACCGCTGGAGCGGCTGCCGATCGGCGGCAGTGAACACGCCCATCTTCGAGAGCAGGTCGACCATCTCGTCCCACTTCTCAAGAGCGACGCCGGCGAGGTTCGAGGGTGGGTTCGGGTCGGCCGGGGGCGGAATTGGCTCCTCGGCGTTCAGCGGTCGCTGACCCGGATTGCCCCGGAGAACCTTGAGCGAGGTCGGGGCGGGAGTTCTGCCCATTTTTGCCGGAAAACCCCGGTCCAAAATTCTGCGGGCGCTCACGGAACGACGCACGCTCGGGCTTGCGTTTGCGTTCGCGCACAAACGCGACACTCCCCGGGAGTAGGCCCGCTCATTCATTCTCGCGAGAGGGCTTTCGCACGTAAAGTTCGCGACTCGCGAGGGCTTTGCAAAACCTTGGAGGTTCTGCAAACGCGAGGTTTTGCAAAACCTTGGAGGTTCTGCAAACGAGACTCGCGAGGGCTTTGCAAAACCTTGGAGGTTCTGCAAACGAGTGAGTTTGATCGCGCGAAACCTAAAGGCTCTGCGAGGTCGCCTCGCCTTCGCGATCGCTTCTCGCGTGATGCTTTGTGTGTCTGGGCGAGGCGCGGCAGGAAGAAAAAAATTCGCGACACGCGCGAAGAAAAAATCTGGTTTTTGCTGCCGCGCTGCCGCGCGCGTGAGAAAGTGTCGCATTTTCCGGGGTTTTATGCGCGGCAGGAAGCGCGGCAGGAAGATTTTGTTCCTGCCGCGCTGCCGCGCGATCACAGGAGACCCTGCGATCACTCAGGTGCCTGCCTCCTGCCCGCGCTCCTGCCTCCTCCACCCCCTCGCAGGCGCGCGTGTGTGTGTATGTGATCACGCCCGCGTACTAAGCGATTTGTATTTCCCGGGAAAAACAGAGGATTCGTGAGAGGGACCACGCGAAGTCTCGCGCTCGCGTGCGTGTGCACACGCGAAAACGACCCCCTCCTGACCTCGATTCCAGACCCCAGAATCACTTATGGAAGATATCTGTCATCCTTATGAAAGGGACCAGTCAACTTTTTTGGGTGGTCCCCACCTAAGTCCTTGTAAATCAAGCACTTACGCGCTGCTGGGACCGGGGACCAAGGGACCACGACTTTTTTCCGTGTGCGTACGCGCCCGAAAAAATCGATTTTTTGGTCCCAGTCGTCGTAAGTCCAATGCTGACAGGGACTTAGAGGGGACCAGAGGTTCTCGAAAAACGAGAGAGGGCTGGTCCCGGGCCTATAAAGCCCGATGGTCTCAGGGGTGTCAGGATAGCCACCAGACCCTAAGTGGCCTTCTCAGGGCCTGCTAGGCCCCTCAGATCGCATTTCGTCTTCTTTCCGTGGCACCGCCTGCACAGCGTCTGGAGGTTGTCTAGCGAGTCTGCCCCACCTGCCCGTTTTGCCAAAATGTGGTCAACCTGTGCATCTCCCCCATCTTCGCAAATCTTCCCACACTGCCTGCATTGCCATGCGTCCCTGATGAGCACCTGCCGGCGGAGGCTCGACCACTCGGGGCCTCCATAGCCCCGGGCGAACGACGAGGGGCGTCCTTCGCGGTAGCGGGGTTTCTTCGCGCGATGGAATTCGAGTCTCTTCGGCATCACTCGATCCAGACCTCGATGTAGCCGGCTGCGAAGTTGCCGCTCGACGATGTCAGTCTGATCAGGTCTCCGACCGCGACCGCGACAGTCCCGTATGGGAAAGAATCAGCCTCGGAGTGGAGCACGGTTCCGTTCTTCCTGACCGTCCACCCTGTCTGCGTGTACCCGGCAAGACGAAACGTCCCGGCGACCCCAACGGTGAACGTCACGTCGCTCGTCGCCGGACCAGTCAGAGGATCGTACTCCACGGCAAGCCCAGACCACCCGCTCGCCGTGATGGGCTGAATCCTGTCAGGTGCCTTCGGCACACCCTGCGACGGGCGAAGCAGCAGCATTTTCATCATTGCTCACACCTCACGATGACAACCTGCGCGGTCTTATGCAGCACGCGAATTTTCAGCGTGTAGCAGTCGAGGAACGCATCGATCCCAAACCGAGTGTCGATCGAACCCATCGAGTACTGCATGGGCACGGCATAGCGATAGTCGTCGAACACCATGACTCCGCCAATTGGCAGCAGCATCCACGCGATCACGGCGTTTTCGAGGACGACCCGGCCGTTGTGGTCGCCGTCGATATAGATGCAGTCGAACTTCTCGCCCATCTGCACGAGAGAGAGCAGTGCCTGCGTTCCGTCTCGCTTCACTTTCTTGACTCGGTCGCCGACGTTTTCGTCGAATCTTTTCTCAGCGTCGTCTGATCTCCAGATATCAACGCACGTCAGTTCGTCCCCCGGCGACATGACGTTGTCGAGCAGCCACTCGGCCGATCGCCCCTCGTATGAGCCAAGTTCAAGAAACTTTCTTCCGGCTCCCTGACGCAGATTCGGGACGACGACGTTCTTCCAGACAGGAATCGAGTACGAAAACCAGTCCGCCGTGTACGTGCTCATCCGTCCTCCTGACGTCCAACGAAGTACCGAAACGCGAGGTCGCTGTGCTCTCGCGACTCCCAGACGAGAAGCCCGTCCTCGCGGTTCGCGAGAGGATACTCGCCGTTGACCATCCTCGGCATGTACTTGTATCGCTCCTCGTATTTTCTATTTTCGCGAGTCCCGTGCCACTTGTGATACACAGTCCCTGCGATGTAGCCGACGGCCGGCTTCAGCGAGAGCATCTTCTCGCGATATGACTTGTACGACTGCGTCTCTGCGAATGCGTGCGAGTCGCTCTTCGGTAATTTCGGCACGCCGGGAGTCATCGCGAACACGAAAGCAGCGTCTCCGCCGCCCATCGGGTGCCGCTCATAGAACCCCCCGCAGCGATCGAAGAACTCGCGAGTCATCGCCCACGCGAAGCCCGGGTGGTACCTTCCGAGGAGCGGCTGCTCGCCACGCTCGATTGCCTGAACCGAAGGCTCGCGGACGAGGTCGATCTTGCCATCGCGATCGAGCCACGTTGCGATCGCATACGGCTGGATCACGTCTTTCTCGTCGAGGCTCTCGCTCACAGCGTCAAACAAGTCCCTGCGAGTGAAGAGCACGTCCCCGTCGAGGAAAAGTACCTTCGGGGTCGTCGTCATTCTGTAGGCGATGTTCCAGAGATTCTCTTTGAGGAAGAGCACAGAATCGCTCTCGAAATAGACGCTCTGAACGCCATCAGGCACGGCAGCGGGCGACTGCCCGGGCAATGTGACCTGCAAGACCAGAGGCGAGATGCCTGCCTCGACGACCGATTCGCATGTCTCGTAGAGCAGTCTCGGAGTCGTCTCCCATCTTGCTGGGTTGTAGTGGCACATCACGACCGAGAGGTCTTGCCGCTTCGACTTCCAGTAGCCACCACCTCGGCGGCGGCTGGCAATGGCGATAATCCGAGAGATCGCGTCGTCTGACAGCGAGTATCCACGCTTCTCGGCCTCCTCTGCGATCCATTGCGGCAGCCGCTCGTCGCATCCGAGCGAGTCGACGACACGCTGCCTCGCCGAGAGCGTCTTCCCAGAGAGAGGTGCCCTCGCGAGGCGGGAGCACACGGAGACGATTCGCGAACCAATCAACTGCTGGGCTGGCCGCAGCACGGCGTCACCCTCCACCGCATCGTGATCGGGTCGTAGAGGAGTTCCGCCTGATCGTTCTCGTCGAGGGTGCGATCAGTGCCCGTGTCGATCAGGAGCCTGTTGCTGAGGTCGCTGGAATTGCTGTTGTGCACGAGCGTTAGTGAGTTCGTCGAGGCATTCACGACTCGAATGGCCCTGTTCTCGGCACCGCCCGAAAAGCCCGTGATCTGCCTCGACCCAACGACATACGCGAGCAGCACTGTCGCCGTGCCCATCGAGTAGTTGTTGAGGTTTGTGTTGATCGTGACCCCGGTCCAGAGCAGCGGAGGACCGGCCGGCTCGTGCCCGACGAGCCTCCACCTCGAACTGGTCGCATCGTAGAACGTCGACGCCGAGTCATTCTCTCCGAGCACTCGCTCTGTGCCCGTGAACAAGAACCGATTCGTGGAACTGCTGTTCGTGTTCGACGACGAGAGCAGCACGTCGTTCGTGCTCACGTTGACGAGCAGTTTCACCACGCCAGACGCCCCTCCAGCGAGGCCTGTGAGCGTGATGCTCGTCGTCGGGTCGACTCGCACGACGTCGGTGGTGCCTGCGTCGTAGTCGTTGGACGGGTTCAAGGTTGGAGTCTTGGTCGATACAGAAGCCGCCGTAGACCCCGAGCCGCCAGTCACTGTCACGACGCCAGTCTGCCCATTGACAGAGACGACATTGGCGACCGTGGTCAGATCAGTCACGCTCGCAGCGAGGTGGGTGTGCGAGGCAGCCGCCGCCGTGATGTCGGCGATCGTCGGCAGTTGATGGACGTGGTCTTGCCGTGACGCAAGAGAACTAGACCCGGAGGCAGCCACTCCGAGAGGCTGAGGCGTGCCACTGCCGAGTGTGACACCTGACGTCCCGCCGGCAGCCTCGATCGTGATGCTTCCGCTCGTCGTGTCCCGTGTGATCGTGACTCCATCTCCCTGCACGATCACCGGGTCGACGATGCTGTACCTCGTGGCCCAGACTGCCGACGTGCCGTCGGTCGCCAAGACTCTGTCGGCGTTTCCTCCCTGCGACGGCAGCCCACTGCCAGACTCGATCGTGATGTTCGACCCTGACGTGCTGACCGTCACGCCATTTCCGGCCACGATCGTGGGCTTGCCCGTGATGCCGTTCACCGAGACGACGCTCGGGATGGTGGTCAGCCCGACAACATCGTTCGTGGAGTGCGTGTGAATGGCCGCAGCGCCAGTAAAGTCGGCGAGCGACAAAACCACAGCCCCTGTCCTCGACTGAACACTGGACACGGGCGAGTTCGCCGAGATCGCCGTGGTCAGCCCCACCACGTCGCTCGTCGAGTGTGTGTGGACTGCCGCTGCGCCGGTGAGGTCGGCAAGGGTCAGCACCACTGCCCCTGTCCTCGACTGAACGCTGGACACGGGGGAGTTCGCCGAGATCGCCGTGGTCAAACCAACCACATCGCTCGTCGCGTGCGTGTGGACTGCCGCAGCCCCCGTGAGGTCTGCAAGGGTGAGGACGACGTCTCCGGTCCTCGACTGCACGCTGGAGACCGGCGAGTTCGCGACGATCGCGGCGGTCAGGCCTGTGATGCTCGCAGTCCCGTGTGTGTGGACTGCCGCAGCCCCGGTGAGGTCCGCGAGCGTGATGACGACCGTGCCTGTCCTCGACTGCACGCTCGAAACAGGTGGATTCGCTGCCGAGATCGTGATCCCGAGGCTCGACGTCGCCAGAGAGATGTTCGGACCGGCGATGAATGGGTTGACGCCGATGACGCCCACGACGCTCGTCGCGGAGCCGTCGACGATAATTGCCGGCCCGATGCCTCCAGAGATAGAGACGTTGATCAACGGCGCGGCTGTGACGCTCACGGGCATGTCACGGACTCCTCACTGAGATGGTTCCGCTCAGGACAGTCCGCGTAATGAACCCCGGCGCGACCCATCGCATGAACCAGCGATAGTTGCCTGTCAGGCTAAGGGACTGCGTCTGCAACTCTGTGAGCGAAAGATTGATGCGTCCGTCTGGGAGCGACACGATGGTCTGCGTGAAGACCATGACGTTGTTATATGACGTCACGTTTCCGCCCGAGACGCCCAGAACTTCGATAATCCGGGTCTCGAAAACATACCCGGAAAGGTCTTGGTCGAAGTCTAAGAGCAGGCTGAGTTCATCGCCCTGCACGAAGACTACGTCGAGTGTGTCTGGTAGGACCGAGTAGGTCGCCAATGTCTCACCTCCGGGGAACCACCATCAGGTTACCGGACGTGAAACATCGACCCTAAGTGTCGCGGCCCCGCCAGAAAGACCACGCACCGGCAATCAGGGGCGGCAGCCAGATCGCCCACGCCTGCGGAACTCGCCACCCGAGCGAGCCGGCTGCGACCATCGCGAGCACACCGACGATCGCGCCGGCAGTCCTCCATCCGATGGCAGACAGGAGGGATGCGATCGCGCCTAGAAGCAGCACAGTGGCTGTGATCGCAGCGGCGAGCAGAGCGAGCGACTCCATCACTGCCTCGCCTCGTCGAGCCTCGATGCGTACTCGGCAGACAGCGACGCCCTATGATGCCCGTATCCCAGCATGACGGCAGTAAGTTGCTCGATCGTGAGCGTGTGCGGCCTGCCTTCTGCGTCGATGATCGGAGGCACCGGCATGCCAATCGCCGCCGCCTCTTTCGCAAGGACGAACGCGCCGGTGAGCAGCGTCACGTCCTCTTGCTTGAGGCCGAGACGGAACCCGTGTTCCGAAACGTCGTAGCCTTCCGCGAGTCTGTCCGCAAACCAAGACTCGACTTCAAGCCGGTGGTTCTGCTGGTCTATCGCCGCCGCCACCGTCGGGTTGATGCTCATTTTCGACACGCTTGGCCTCCTGCTCTGCAAACCACGCCTCGTGGCCGATGCCGAATCCATCCGGCTCGGAGAAGTCGCAATCCCACGCCTCCCGATACGCCGGGTCGGGCAGTTCAGATGTGTCCACGAAAACGTACGGAAGCCCGGCGGGAACGTCTTTCCTTGCGATCTCCTCGATGGAGAGGGGGCAGTCGGTTGCCGGGATAATGACCCACACGCCGGGTTCTGGAGCGGGCGCTGGGTGGACGATAACTGCTGCCATTGCAACTACCCTACAACGATAAGAGCGACATCTAGCGCGCCTGAATACGCACCGCCGACTGACACCGCGTAGTCGATGCCGGTCAATCGGCTGCTGCTGATGTATCGCTGGCCTATTCTCACCATTGTTGCCGATGCACTGTCGCCCGGACTAACAACATCATACGCTGTTCCAAGCATAACCGCACCCGTCGGAAGGATTCCCGTCAAAAAGTTGACTCGATATCTGCCAGTATTGCGGTATGTAATGCTTGAGACATTGCCGCTGCTGTTCGCCAACAAGGTCGGACTAGTATTCCCAAAATGAATGCACCACGCCTTAGCGCCAAAAATCCTCCCCGCAAAGCCTGACTCATAGAATTCCGTTGCGGTGACACGGCCCACGCTCTCCCAACTGCCGTCGTCGTTGCACCACGCTCCCCACCCGCCTGCTTGCGTGAGGAATCCAATTCGATTTGAGTTGCAGTGGATTTGCCGCGCGCCCTCATCCGCGTCATTCATGGAGATAGTACTGTACGTGGTCCCCCCAATGCCTATCCCACCTACGTACAGGTCCGCTCCGAGAACTACTACACTATCGATGTTCATCCCCGACATACGGCTCGTGCCGTTGGGATCGCAATAGAATGCGGTGTTTTGCGAGTCGTAGAAGATCGGGGCGCGAACGTCAGTTCCAGACCAAATAAAATTGTCTGCGTAGAAAACCTTGTTGTTGTAGACGCGGACATACGTGGAATCACTCATCCAGATGCCGCCGCCATACGACTCGTTGTACCACCCGGTCGCTCCATACGAGCGGTACCAGTTGCTCGCGAACATCGCGCCCGTCGTCGTGATGTTCGTCGAGGTGCTCGCCCCTCGCCCAGTCACTGTAGCCAGCGTCTCGCTCGCTGCGGTCCCGGTGACGTTGACCCCCCACGTACCACTCGCGCCGCCGCCCGTGAGGGTCGGCGAGTAGGAGTTGTAGTTCCCGCTATGAAGGATCGCGCGAACGGAGTTCCATGTGGTGTTGATCCCGCTGCGCAGGTAAAAGTTCTCGTGCGCCGTCGTGGACGCGGGGCCAATGATTTGCCATGAGGCGTATCCGTTGTGCCAGCCTTGCATCGTGAATGCAGTGTGCCAATCGGGCAGGCCGGTGAACTGATTCGTGAACTCGTAACTGGCTTGAAAATCGTCGTAGTCGTTGGGCGTCCTCTGCGCCGCTCGCGTGTCTTGGATTGTCGAGCGAGTCGCTGTGGCGGCGGTTCCCGTCACGTTGATAGTCCACGTACCACTGGCACCGCCGCCCGTCAACGTCGGCGAGTACGAGTTGTAGGTGGTCGAATCGAGAAACTTCCGCCACGTCTGCCACGTCCCGCCGCGACGCTGGCGGAACCACATCCCGGCGTCGCCTGACGTGGGCGTGTAGAACTGCGCGACCCACACGCCGTCACCAGCGTGGTCGTAGTCCCAGCGATGTCCGTACTGCGCCCCGTCAGGAAGATTGGCCGCATTAGACGCGACGTGCCAGTAACCCTCGACCGGCACGTTCATGTCGGCGTTAGGGTAACTTCCGTCCACGCGGAAGTAGTTCGCAGCCGTCACGCCACCGAGTTGAGCGGCGCTGCCGCTGATGGAGATGGCCCACGTACCACTCGCCCCGCCTCCCGTCAGCGTCGGCGAGTAGGAGTTGTAGTTGCCTGCGTGCAGCATGATGTTGTTTCGCCATGCCGCATTTCCACCAGAGTTGAGCGTCAGTCCGGTTGTGGAGTTACTGTCTGCTGGTGAGATAATAAATTGATTGGACGGGTTTCTCGCCGCAAACCATCCATTGGTAGGCGCGCCGCTAAGTCCTGTGCCGGCAAAGGTAATTCCGGTCCATCCGTTGTTGGCGGCAGTCAGTCTCAGCCCTTCGTTGTAGTTGTTGTTCGTGGCGCCCGTAGATATTTCTACTGGCCCTGTGAACGTGCCGCCGCTTGTCGCAAGCACCGAGATGGTGGTTCTGACATCAGCCGCCGAAGCGTCATCCAAAATACTTCTCGCGAAACTCGTGCAGGTCACCTCTTCGATTACGCCAGCCCCCGCTGACGATCGCCCGAGCAGCCTGTCTGTCGCTGAGACATTCTGGATTTTGGCGTATGTGACCGCAGAATTGGCTAGGTCCGCAGTGACAATCGCCCCCGCAGCGATCTGCGGGTTAGGGTAGGTGCCCGTCAGGTCTCCGCCGGCAGCGCCTGACGGCGCCCCGCCAGCCGGTGCCTGCCACGACGCGCCTCCGCTTCCATTGGCCGTCAGGACGTGGCCGTTCGTCACGCCAGTCGATGTGATGCCGGACGAATCGTGAGAGTGCGACGCGAGCGCGTAACTCTGGAAGGTGAACGACTGGATGACGTCCGACGAGTCCTTCCAGAACAGTTTGCCGTCGGCGACGTTGTAGTTGATCGCCAACTCGCCATGTAAGAGCGAGGTCGGCGCAGAGGACGCCGTTCCGCTCCGCTTGATCTGCACCGGGAATTGCGGCATGTCTTAGAAGACTCCGCCGTCGATAGACGTTGCCCACGCAATCGTGTCACTCGACGCCGTGTAGGCGAGAATCCCGTCGGACGATCCTCCGCCGTCGAGGGCAGTGAGTGTATCCAAAGTATTGGCTACAAGCACGCTTCCCTTCGGCGTGGAGGTAATCCCGGTCCCACCCTTTCCGACACCGATCGTCGTCGCTGACCAGACGCCCGTGGTGACAGTACCCAGCGTCGTAATCGACGACTGCCCGGCGTATGTCGACGCGATATCGATCGAGTCCGCGTTCGCCGTGATCCTGTCGGCCGTCCCGACGACATTCAGGGTGTTCGCTGTCTTCGTCAGGCCGTCCCCGGCCACAACCTGCCCGGCCCCTGAGAACTGGGCGAACGTCAGTGCCGTGGAGCCGAGCGTGATCGTTCCGTCGTTCGTCAGCACCCACCCCGAGTCGGCGAGCGATCCCTCCTCGACGAACACGAACGCACCCGGCGTGACTTCGTCCGCAGAGTCGAAGTCTGCCGCCCGGACCGCAGCGCCCGTGGCCTGCACAACGTAGATGCCGTTTTGCGAGCCGGTCGTCTGGCTTCGGACGAGCACCCGGTCTCCCGTCGCGAGCGTGACGCCGTCGACGACGTCTCCATTCTCCAGTTCGCTCGACAGGTCGACGTTCGCCGTGGTGGCGACACGCACCGACTGCTTGACGTCGAGTCCGCTCCTCGCTGCATCGACGTATCCCTTATTCGCCGCGTCGCCTGCGTCGACCGGCGCAGCGACGTTCGTGACCCGCTGCGAGTTCATCGACACGGACGCAGTCGGCGACGACAACTGGTCGAGCCGATTCGCCTGCACTCCGGTGTCGAAGTCCGAGATGTCGGCCTTGACGATGGCGAGAATGCTCTTGACCGACGAGGCCGACAAGTCCTCGGGGTCTCCGGTCCCAGACGATACTCGGCCCTTGATCGTCCCGGTCGCCATGTTGGCGAGTTTCGCGTTCGTCACGGCGTCGTTCGAGATCGTGGCCGTGATCGACGTGGCGCCCGTGCCTGTCACGTCTCCGGAGATCGTGATCGACTGGTTGCCGGTGATGTAGTTCTGAGCCTTGACGAAGGCGGTCGTCGCGACCGAGGTCGAGTTGTCGCTCGTCGCCGGGGTCGTGGCTGTCGCCGATGCACCCAACGCAACCGTGCTGGAGAACGTCACGCTTCCCGTGTACGTGTACGTGCCGGCCGCAGTCTGAGTCAGGCCGCTCGAAAGCCCCAGATACGCACCCGGCCCTGCGATCGCGACGATCGTAGTCGCCGATCCGTTCTGTCCTCCCGTGCCTGAGCCGTAGTAGCAAATATCTGAAGATTCGTTGTAAGCCAACTCTCCATTGGCAAGACTCGCGGGCGACCCTGCACCGCCGGACGCCGATCGCCTCTTTATCCTGATTACATTCGCCAAGTTACACCTCTCTTGCTTTTAGAATGCGCCGCCGTCTGTGAGTCCTGATTCTGCATAGTCCGTCCACGCAATGCCGTTCCAACGAAGAACGTCGCCGTTTGACGCTGACGTGATCTGCACGTCGAGTAGTTCCGCGAGGTACGACACTCCTCCAGCAGGCCCCACAGGCCCGGCCGGTCCCTGCGGCCCGGTTCCGGCGAAGATTTCAGCCGCAATGCTCCCTCCCGACACCGAGACGTTTGCCAACGAGTTCGGCACGCCAACTGAGACGGTACCTCCACTCACGGAGTGCCCACTCGCAGGAGGAAGGGCTACGCTCGCGACGACTCTTCCTCCAGAGACAGAAGCCGAGACAGAGCCTCCCGTAACGGTCGCGCTTACGCCGCTCATCTGGTCACCTCCATATGACCCGACAGGACTGTCCGCTTCACGCCGCCGGGGGCTGTCCACTCCAGACGCCACCCATGCGTACCGACTCGCAGCGAAGACGTCTGAAGGTCTGTCATCGAGATCGCGACGACGCCCGCAGTTGCATTCGTGATCGACGCCGTCATGGTCCCGGTCGTCTGGCCGGTGATCGGCGACGACAGGTACGAAGCCACGGTGTGACTCGCGAGACTCACGTCGAAGTCGACTGTGGTGCCGAACGAGTCCCCGCGACGCAGCGAGAGATTCAGAAGCCCCGGCAGTTGGTTGTAAGTGCCCACCTACTCTTTCGCTCCTTCCTTCGCGAGTTGCGGCTGAAGCGCGTAGAGGAGTCTTGTCTGATCCTTCACGGCTTCGGCGATCTCCTTCTGCGAGTCGGAGATGGCACGGAGAAACGCTCCATGCTGCTCGACGAGCGGAATGATCAGGTCGTTCCTGATCACGAACATGAGGACTAGGCAGAACAGCGTGGGCAGTCCCCACCGTTCGAGGATCGTCTTGACTGCCTCTGACACGTCCGATGCGCTCACTGGGTTAGTTCCTTTCGCCAACGTCGGAGCAGGGCACGGTTCGACCGCGACTCGAAGTACCAGTCGAGAATCTTTTGGATCACGTAGTGCAGGACTGGAGACAGAAGAATCCAGAACAGAGGCCCGAACTTCGCCTCGTCTCCGGTGTAGAGAAGGCAATACGATCGCTTCACGTCCTGCGACCACGCTGCGACCAGTACCTCGCTCTCGGTGGAGCCGGGCTGGACGTGCCCGCACAGGTCGAGCGGACACTGCTCGACGGCGATCAGCACCATGTCTTTGACGCGCTCCCGGCCGAGCAACTGCCGGCGGAAGAACGGCAGGTCTCGCCAGATGTCATCAGCGAGTTCGTCGAGGCTGCTCACGCGGCACCTTGCATTTGCATGTGTCCGGGCACGGGCACGAAACGATCGCCAGACCATCTCCAGAGCGAACTTTGCCGGGCGGCAGACCATCTTTGCCGCACTTCGAGCAGCACTGATCTGGCGACGGCGGAGCCGGCGGAGTCTTCCTCGCACACACGGCTGCGTAGGCTGCCTCGGCGAAGCACTCCGCGAGTTCCGCCTGCGTCACGGCCTCGCGTGTCTGGCATCCGCAGCACAACACGATCAGAGCGATGGCGATCAGCCTCACAGCACGCCCCCTGTCCAGTCGGAAGGAAGTTTTCGCGCCGGGAATCCGTCGTAACTCGACAGGGAGAAACTATCGCCCTGCCCGAGCATGCGATCCAGAACGGAAGCGTCGACCCAGAAGGTCGATCCGCGAAAGGGCGACGGCATGTTCTCTGGATAGTGAGGCCCCGAGTTCGACGATGGACCCCATGAATTCCAGATCAATCCGCCGGGCCTATTGCCATGCCTCACGCCGATCCCGGCCATGCAATGACTCCAGTTCCCGCGAGGACGACAGAAGCCCTCTGAGTCTCGGGTAAACGTGAAGCCCACGTTGCTGCAAATTGACACCGGATAGCCCGACCCTAACGCCCGCGCATATTCGCTGAAATTTCGTACAAGTGTGGTCTCGCGAATGAGACGGTGCTTCGAGTACTTCTCGTACTCGTCTGGAACTCCCGTGTCACCCCACGACTTCTCTCGTTCGGCCGAGTACGCGGTGAACTTATTGCCGTCGTAGTCAACGTCGTAATGGAGCAGTCCCCAGTGCATCACGGCCTTGCATGCAGCGGCGCCGAAAGAGCCGTCGGACAAACCCGCGCGTGTCCGCCCTCTCGCCTCCACGCGGGAGAATGCGTAGATCGACGCTTCGAGGATGCGACCTCGCCAGTCCTCCGGGTCTCCGTGGATGACAATTTCCGTCGAGGCTAAGGCGTCCCCGCATCCGGCGTAACCATGCCCGACACACGACCCAATACCCTGAGCAACGCGGCTGTACGTCGGACAGACCTTGAGCAGGGGAACATAGAGCAGCACGTCCTGCCCTGTGTTGCCGACAGGCATCGCGTCGGACATCGTCGGATATCGCAGCCGCGAGACGAACCGCTCCGTCTCGGCAGGGTTCGGCACCCAGCCTTGGGGTCTTTTAGTCATCGGGGTCAGCCCTCCCCGAGTCCTGCCCATGCGATCGCGTCAAACGCCTCAGCAGCCTTCTCTCGCAGTTCTGGCGTGAGAGGCCTGTTGTCCGTGCCGACGGCATGCGTGATCACGGTCGACACGGCGTCGGCAAGCCCTGCGTATTTGCCCGGCTCGTTGCCGGCGAGGTGCTTCCACACGAACTTCAGGATCGCGATATGCACGTCTCGCAGAGACTCAGTCGTCTGAATCTCCGGGGACTCCTCCTCGCCGTCAGCGCGGGTGACCTTCGCGGCGCTCGTATAGATCGTCTTCACCCAGAGCCTGTCGGTCATGGGCACCGTGGACATGATGTCTCGGAGAGTCTTCGCGGACATCTGCATCTCCGTCAGCGGCTGAACAACAGGCTCCTGCGGCTTCGGCACGCGAACCACACCGCTCGCGTACGCGATGAGAAGCCCGGCCACGGCGAGTCGCACCCACTTCATCGCTTGTCGGCCTCCAGCAAGACCGCGAGCAGTTGCTGGCACAGCGAGACTCCGCTCTTGTTGCCGGCTGCCTGCAAACGCCTCGCGATTCCCACGACCGCCACGGCGTCGTCCTGCGGCGTGACCGTCTTCTTCGACGTGAGCCACGTCGCTGCCGACGCGACATTCGGCCACGCCACGATCACGGCCCCGACGGTCCCGGCCACGAGACGCAGTGCGTGCTCGGTCATGCGTTCACCCTCTCCGCGAGCCACTTGACGAGAGCCGTGCCCTCGTTCGACCGGAGGACGGCGGCGATATGCCGCACGAACTCGTCGTCGAGCGTCGTGTCGGTCTTCGAGGCGAGCCACTCGCACGCATCCGACACGATGATCGTGCGTCGGTGTGGGTCGTCGGTCGCCAGAAACGCCTGTAGGTAGGTCGCGGCAGGCGACCACTCTTGCAGCAGGCGGATTTTTTCCCAGATCGAGACCTTGGGAAGGAAAGTCTTGTCGTCGTCCACGGATGCGCTCCTCCTTGAGTGCTACATCCATAGTAAAGACCGCGACTTATCCACCCGAAGTGTCGGCGAGGTCTTCGATCGAGGGGGCGTCGTCAGAAAATGACGACACTCGAAACGAGGATTCCGAGATGATCGGCATCTCGTATTCCTGCACCTTCGCGCCGACCCGACGCTTCTCCCGTTCTTCGTCGCTCCAGCCCCGCTGAAACTCAAGGCACTTTTCCCGTATTTCCTCCGGCGTCGGCAGGTAGGCCTTGCGGTGGCCTGTTTTCGAGCCGTGCCAAGACTCACGCGGAGGAAGCCCGAGGGTTTTCCTTGTGACATCGCAGCGATCTGCGCTGATCTTCAGCGTCTCGGCGATGATCCGGGTCGGAGTCCCGGCGAGCCACATCTGAGAAAATGTGGCCGTGCAGACGTCAGGCTGGTTGTTTTTCTTCATCGGACCGGGGCACCCAGAACGAAACCACCCTCTGGGATGGATTCAGGAAGCAGCCCCCGCCGCATGTTTTCCAATGCGAGACGTGCTCGCAGTCACCGCCCTCGTACCGCCCGAGGACGTAGTTCCTCGTGCGATACACCCCCAGTTGTCCGAAAGCAGAATTCACCCGCACCGGCGGCGACCCCACTGGAGGGTGCCACATGTGGAACCACCGCATGTCGAGATGCTCTCGCCACCACGTCCACCGACAGGCGAAGGCGTCGTAGTGGCAAGCATCTCGCCGGTACCAGTGCGGCCTCTCCCATTCACACCACGAGTACGCCGCCATGCCGGCTGCGGACTCGTACGCGGGGTCGACGAGATGGCCGATCGTGTTCATCACGCCGCTGATCGACCACCCGCCCCACGGGTCCGTGTCGAAGACCACGGTGATGTCCGTGCTGCCGCAGTGCTCGGCGACCCACTCGCGGCACGCATTGCGATACTCAGCAAGCGCGACTGTCCGCTCGGATGACTTGGTGTAGTTCAGATGCGGTCGCCCGTTCTTCGTCGACTTGACTTCGAGCCAGTCGTTCTCCGCTGCGGCCTGCCGCAGGAACTCGTCTGTGCCATCTTGCGAGTCGTTCTCGAACACGAAGACCTTGGCCGAGCGAAACTTGCTCGCGGTCTTCGCCACGCGGTCGAGCGTCAACGGCAACCACGGCATCGCGTTGCGGCAGATCGCTGTGAAGCACACATCGAGTTTCGACGCGGCCTCCTCGCCGGCTGCCACTCGTGAGTCGTACTCGGCCGCGAACTCCTCGTCGGGCGGCAGGAGCGTGTCCGGGTCGTGCGACACGACGTCGTCGAATGTCACCGTGGGCATTTCTTCGTGTCCTTGATTTCGCCGATGTACGTCGGCACGTCGGACATCCACTCATGCAGCAGCACTAGTCCTGTGTAGGACAGCCCCGTCAGGTGCGGGTATCCGTACGTGCCGAAGCACGCCTCTCGATGCGGTCGCGACCGCTCCCAATGATGATGGCGAGACCTGATGTCGATGGCCGGGTCGATGACCTCGACACCGTTCTTTGCTGCCCAGCCGACGATCCTTTGGTCGCATCCGGTGTGTCCAAAAGTGATGATTTCGTTGAGGTGCGGGAGTCTGTCGCCGACGAATACCCACGAGTCTTGCGTGCCAGAAAAGAACGCCCGAGACTCGTCGAGCAGGTGCCCGAGCAGCCTCGGACTGCACTCGTCCTCCCACCGCGTCAACGCGATGAGTCTCCCTGCGTCTGCAATGTCGGGGAGCATCTCGCACCCGTCCTCGAACGTGATGTCAGCGTTCGCGATGACACACACGGAGTCGCGGTAGTGCGTCGCGGCCAGATCAAAGAGGTCTCGAAACGTCCTCCGAGACTTCGTGCCATCCAGATAGACGCACTCGTCGAAGAGCGGAGAACTCTCGTTGAACTTCCTCGCGTGCCGCAGTTCGCTGAGTCTGTCGGCGTCCTCCGGCTCGTACCACTGCGAAAGCAGGATCATCGGGAGGCCCACTCCGTGACGGCGGCGAGTTGATCGGGCATCCCGCACGCATGCCGGAAGCACGGCTCGATGTCAGCCGGAGAGCCGCTCCAGCAGTTCCACCGCTCGGGCAGCGTCTGCGTCTCGATGCTCATGGACTCCATGACCCGATGAATCGCAGCCTGCTCCCACCAGCGGTGATGCACGAACTCGTCCTGCATCGCCGCCGACACGAGGTGTGGCAGCATCGACCGTCGCAACAGCCACACACCCGTGTTGTGGTGCTCTGGATTCGGGTGCATCGCCATTGCCTGATCGCACTCGGGATCGAACTCCTCGAAGATGTTCGGCGGCGAGCCGCACACCACCACGTCCGCGTCGAGCCAGAGGACTTCATCCGCGTACGCGAGCGTGTCGGCAATGCAGCAGAGTTTCCTCCACGGATCAGGCCGGCTCGTGGGCCACCCTGCCATGTAGCCGCACCAGATCGCTCCGATTGAATGCGAGTAGCGTCTCATGGCAGGCCACGTCACGTCGGCGATCTTCTGCCAACGCCCGCCTGTCGCCATGCTGATCACAGCCCGCGTCGTCACACAGGCCTCCGCAACACGATGCCCCCGCTGTGCTGCCCGATGAACCGCTCGAATCTTGCGTCCTGCGGCAGGTAGTCGATCGGGTGCGGAGGCGACCCCCAGCGGAAGTGCGCGTCTTCAATCACGTATATGCCGCCGGGACGCAGTGAGTCCCACAAGACTTCGAGCGTGAGTCTCTGGTGCTCCGACAGGTGCGAGCCGTCGTCGATGATCACGTCCGCCGGCGACACCACGGCGGCGAGACGCGAGAGGCTGTCCCGCGACCCCTGATCGCCCTGCACGAAACGAAATCGCGGATTCTCGATCGCGACGGTCGGCGGCAGGAGGTCGAACCCGACGATCTCGGTGTTCGGGAGCCACTCCAGCCACGCCCTGATCGAGCCGCACGAGCCGTTGAAGTTCAGGTGCGTGCCGATGCCGATCTCGACGAGCCGCTCGATGTCGCGGCCGACGAGCCTCGCGTAGTCCTGCGAGTACTGGTGTGCGTGCCCTTGCGACCCTTTATCGGAGCCAAGAGCGTCGAACAGGCCAGTCAGCAGCGTATCGACGGTGGTGTCCATTCTCGCCTCGCTCTTCCGCCGACAACCCGCCGTGACTCCTCCTCTGGAGTCCACGTACTGCGTACGCTCTCTGCTCTCTCGGCGATCTCTTCCGGGCGAGGATCGTCGTCGTCCGGGCCTTCCTCGATCAGATTGATCGAGTCGGCCAGTCTCCTCACCGTGCTGGGCTTGATCTTGTACAGGCGTGCGATCTGGGTGACTGTCGCCGTGCCCCACACCGTCCGCAACTCCTTCAACGAGATCATTCGTCGTCTCCTCCTCCGTGGTCTCCCGCATCCAATGGCCCCTCGGCGACGTGCGGGACGGGGATTCCGCACGCCGCCGAGGGTGACCACCGGAGGGGCTTGCCTACGAGTTCCGCCGCCACTCGCCGTCGCGGCGCTCGTATAGTCGGACGTCTCGAAAGCCGGCGAACCGCGCGATCGAGATGCAGGCTGGGTTGAAGACGGCCACCGGCTCTGCCGGAGTGAGCGCACCGCAAGAGACGAGCAGCGAGACGCCACAACGAAACAGCCCACGACGACGATGGGTTGCTCGCGTGAAGCCCTCGATCGTTTGCAGTCCCTGCCATCGATGTGTCGCCGTCCATGACACGATCCGGTACGGAGGCTCTCGCATGATCGCGATCGCCGTCGTCGATCCGCTGCGGTCGCGGACCTCGGACTGGAACTCGCTGCCGGCTCGCGTCAGGTGCGTCGCGATCTCGGTTGCGTCGTAGTCCGACAACGAACCAACGGCGGAAGTTATCGCTTCCAGACTACTTGGTGTCAACGGTCACCACCTTGATCACGGTCGTCTCGGGCTTGCCCACCTTCACTCTGATGACCTGCGGCTGAGTCGTCGCAGGAGCCTTCCATTCGATCTGCATCACGTCACCCTCACGAAGTGTGGCGAGTCTTCGCATGTGCACTGGGACACTGTGTGGTAGTAGAAGTAGAGCACGGCGTCTTCTTCGCTGATGTCGCCCTTGCTGCGGATGATCTCGATGCAAGTCTCGTACTCGTAGACGGCGACGGGGCGAGTCCCGACCGTGCATCCAAGGTACGCCCGCTCAAACCCGACCGCGACCTTCGCCTCGGGGTTCACCTCCATCAGCGTCGCGTACACCACGCTCGGCTCTTCGCTTGGGTACGAGTTCGCTGAGATCATCGACCTGCACCAGTCTTCGTGTCGTTGTCCCGTCCTCTCGCTCCACGAGACGCCACACCCATCTCCGTCGCGGAGGTTGCGGCGGCTGCTTGCTTGTGATCGACCCCATCGAGCACCTCCCGAGCCTCATCCAGACTTTTGACGACTTCGGCAACTGCGCCGCCGACCGACCTGATCTCGCCGATGCGGTGGTCTTGGAGTTTTGTCGCAGACTTGCCCGGCTGCTTCACTTCGAGAAAAACTGCCCGACCGTACTTCACGCAGAGCAGGTCGGGGATTCCGGCGGTCTGAAACGGACCGCCGTGAATTTTCAGCGTCCACCACCCGTGGCCGTGCGCGTACCGCTGGATCGATCGCGTGATCGCTGACTCAAGTGGCATTTCCGAGCCTCCCGAGTTGCGATATCGCGGCTGCGATCGGGCACGGACTGCTGTCGAGGATTCCCCACGCCGAGAGCCACGGCGAGTTTCGCTTCATCGAAACGCTGCGAGACTCCCCGACGCAGTCGATCGGGATGATCCAGAAGCGATGACTGGTCAACTCGGCGAATACGAATCCGTCAGCGTCCTCGCGGCTGTATGCCTGATTACGCCGGGAGCCTCTCCGCACGACGAACTGCGGATAGCCGCTACGTGCCTTGATTTGCAGTCGCCACGCGGCGCCGCTCGGAGAGATCGAGACGATGTCGTGGCCGACATCAGCCTCCGGACGGGAGACTGAGTATCCGCGGCGCAGCAGTTCGGCCGATACGAGGAGCCGGCCGATCTCGCCGATCACCGACGACGATAATTGCATCTCGCATTCTCACGGCGTCCCCTCCGCGAGAAAGCCAATCCTAGCACACTTTTGCGAGCGAGTGGTGAGTTCAGACGGTGATAGCCATGCCTTCATCCGCAACTCACCTGCCCAGTATGCGACTTGGTAAGTAGGGGAACATTCCTCGCCTCGCATGCACACCGCGACGACGGTCGCTGAGATCGGAAACTCGCGACCGCCGATGGTGACCTTCGTTCCCGGCCTGATGATCGATACGCTCATTAGTCCAGTAGATTCTCGCACGAGTCGCGGATCATTTCCCGTATCTCTTCGGCCAGCCGCCTCTCTTCTGCGGTTGGCTCACCGTGCTTGCAGATCGACCGGCAGTGCTGATCGATCTGCCACAGGACTCGGCGAGACTCCACCCCCGTGCGCGCGGCGTCAAACTCGGCCTGCTCGTCGGGGAGTATGAATTTTATGGTGATGGCGGGCATTGCAGCGATAACGCAACTAGGCGGTTCTCGATAAACACTGGTTCTGCGTCACTTCGTCCGCTCCAGCAAGCCCCGCAGCGTTGCTTGAATCGAAATCCCGTCAACGGACAGTGCGTCTCCGACGACCCACTGAAGCGAAACCCGCTCATCGGCTGTCAGGCTCATCGCGTCATGCCTGCGATAGAGCGGGACGATATGCGCCGGTGGGATAAGCCCACATGCCCACTCAATTGCCTCGTCTCGGTCGGTGAACGTCGAATCGACGCAATCTCCGCAGACCACCGCCCACGCCGCCACAGGCTTGCCAGCCACAGAACCAGCCGATGCAGGAGACGGCTCGGCCGCGTTTTTTGGTTCGTCAGTGTTCATCGTTCGCCTGTCCTGATCCTGCGCGTTCTGCGAATCCTCACAGGCAAAACGCCTGCGCCCATCTCCATGCCCAGTACGCCGCCTGTCGCACCGTCATCCCTCCACGCCTATGCGATCGGTACGCCCTGACGAACACCACGGGAGCCGCCGCCGTCCTCTGGATCGCGTTTCCGCACACCACCCATCGCGGCACGCTTCCTATCGATTCCAGCAACAGCACTCGCTGCCGATGGGTGAGCGACTCAAACAGTTCGCGTGCGGTGATCGCAGAACCAGCCGATGCAACAGACCGCTCATTCTCGTCGCTCATGGTTGCCGCCTCCTTCGTTCGCGGCTGTTGATCTCGCGTGTTATGCCATGACAAAAGCAGGTGGTCCGCACTCGGCGTCCCGGTGAGTTCCCTGCCACTGCGTCTCAATCCCAGTGCCGTGTAGTTCTGACAAGTAGAAACTGTGGCCGCACGAAAACGCCACGATCCCGCTGTGGCTGGCATCCTTGGCGTCGCCGCATAGCGGGCAATGCTCATAGGCGATTGAAAGCATTTTGTTGTCGTCGTCCAGTATCCACCACTCGTAGAAAACGCCACCCTTTGGGTGCGGACCAATCGCAGCGTGGCACTGTTCGCACAGTGTTTGGAGATCGTCGTCCGCAGCCTCCCAAGGCTTTCCGCTGTATCTCTTGTGGTGAACATGTAGCGTCGATTCTCCGTTGCCGCAGGCCGTGCAGCAGAAATCGTCTCGCTGAAGTATGTGAAGCCGCCGCCGCTGCCATCGCGGGTCGCGAAGCAGCGCGGCATAACCAGCGGATGCACCAGACGGCCCGGCATTGTCTTTCTGTTCAGTCATCGTCCTTTCCTCGCCGCTGGGGATCGCGGGCGTTCGCTGGCTACTCCAACGAAGCAAGCCACTCTCCGAACTCTTTTGACGCTCTCCGGTCGAAGAGAACCGTCACTCCGGTGTTGCGAAACCGAACGTGCACGCGACGTGGAGTGGCCCACACTCGCATGTAGCCGTCGCCTATCGCGACCGCGTCGTCTGGCGGTTCGGTAGCGACAGGCATCGGCCTGCTCCACACCACCGCGAGCAGCGTTACAAACACGAGCAACCAGAGGGCGGCGATCGTCAGCGAAATTGGCATCACTTCACCCTCGGAATCTCGATCGCTTTCGCGGTCTGCATGCAGATGTAGCAATTGGCAATGCTCTTCGTCCCGCCATTGCACGTCGCCTGTGTGGGCGAGGTCTCGACCCGCATGCGGCACGAGTCTTGATCCGGGCCGCACAGCCGCTGGCGGAGCAGGGTGCCGTCCCCGAGGAGATACAGCAGCCCGTAGGCAGGAACGCGGAGCATCTCGGATGCAGTCCTGAGATCAGCGTATTTCCGCAGCGACAGGAGCCACTCTCCGCCGTACTCCTTGAACAACTGCGCTGACGTCATGTTGCGGGCCTTGACCTCGACGATCGCCGCAATGCGACCGTGCTTGATTATGACGAAATCGAACGGGCACGGCTCGACGGTCTTGGCATACGAGAATCCGTCCCATATCGAGTCTCCGGGCTTGAGCATCTGCAACTCACAGTAGGCCTCCATCGCGGCGTCCGCCTCGTCGGAGTACTGGCGTCCACGATCCGTGTAGACGGCGAGCGTGCTCATCGAGTCCTCTCCAGCAGCCCACGCAGCGAATCGGCCCACCGCCACGCACCTCGCCGATGCTCGGCGTCAATCGCCGCAGCAATCGCTTCTCGCTCTGAGTACGTGAGTTTGAGCCGCTCGACCTCTGCCCTCAGCACCTCGACGAGTTCTTCGAGTTCCGCATTGCGACGATCTGCATCCGTGCAGTCGCAGTTGATCGTCTTCTGGTCGCAGATCGGGCATGTCATCGCGAAGCCCTCGGCAGGACTCGCGAGACGTCGTCCAGAGACCACGGAGACCACTGCGGCGGTCCGCACTGGTAGAAGTTGTCCACGCCAACGTCGAGCGAGTTGGTCTGCTTCTCGCGGTCCTCGGCGTCGAGCGATCCATGCGAGTGACCGTAGAGATGCCACGAGCCTCGGTGTGACGCAGGCCACGAGCGGTGGGCGTAGTGGCTCATCCAGATTCTCTGCCTGCCGACGCTGATCTCAGCCACATCGCTGACCTGCCGAAATCCCGCCTTCATGGATCGGACACGCCGGTCGTGGTTCCCGAGGATCAGCCGCACGTCCGGGCAGTTGATTTGCTGCCTGTAGTGGCACGGGTCTCGGCCTCGAAACGCGAAGTCTCCGAGCACCCATAGGATGTCTCTGTGCGTCACAATGGCGTTGATCGCGGCGATGATTCCCGCATCCATCGCGGCCACGGTGCCGAAATCGCGAGAACAATGGCGGATGATGTTCCCGTGGCCGAGGTGCAAATCGGAAGTAAAAAAGTGCATGATTTTCTTACAGAAACCACGGCACCAGCAACGCGCACAGCGCCACGTACAACGCGACGCACTCGAATAACGCGAACTTCATCCGTTACTCCCCAGTCGCGTCAGGATGGAGTTGATCGTGGCCGCGAGCCGTGGGGGCAGGCCGTGACGGTCCCTGATCTCAACGAGCACGGCGACCTCCTCGTCTGTCAGCCACTGAGAGGACACGCACAGCACCTTGAGCCTGTGGCACTCGGCCACCGACTCGTTCAGTTGATCGCGAAGCGTCTCAATGTCCTCGGTCAACTCTGCTCCTTCACGAACACGCCAGACGCCGAGAGTTGCCCCCGGCGGTCCTTGATCTCGGCGTAGGCCGCGTCGAGGCACTCCGTGAGCGTGAAGCCCTGCATCCTCGCGTAGATGATCAGGGTCACGAGCACGTCGCCAATTCCGTCGACGATCTCGTGAGAGTCGAGTTTGATCGTGGCGTCGGCCAGTTCTCCCAACTCGCTCATGGTCTTGAGCAGTTGAGCGGACGGGGACGAGAAGGCGATGATCCCGCGATCGCTCGCCCACTGCTCGACCAGCGTGGTCAGTTCGTCAAAATTCTTGCTCATCGGTGCTTTGCTCCTGCATATGGACAGACCAGCGACTCGGATGCACGGTGGTAGCCGTCGACGTAGCCGGCTTCTGCGGCCTTCGACTGCTCGGCGTTCATCGCGGCCGGTTGCGACGTGTACGTGGCGGTCGGATGCGGCGTTCCCGGGAGGCCGACCTGCTCGATATACGCCTCGTACCCGCGTTGCCACCCGGCCTCGTACCCGGCATCAGCCTCGACGACGATGCCGGCGGGAGTAGGCGAAGGCGCGAGCCTCGGGGCCTCCTGCGGCGGCTTCGCGCAACCGAGGCAGACCACACTCAGGAAGATCACTCGTTTCATGTCTTGCTCCTCAGCACGATCGACAGTTCTTTCGCCCTCGCGACCGCACGGCCGTCGAAACACCGTCGGCACGACTCACACACGTCGGTGATCGTGTCCGCACAATTCAGCGGACAGTCGTCCTCGTTCAGCGGCGTCGCCGCATCGGGGGAGTAGTGGTCATAGAAGACAACCGGCGCGAGACTCTTCGGCGGCTGCTCTCCGGCATCGCACTGATACGACCAGAACCACTGGCCTGCGTATCCATACATTCCCTCGACTCGATCCCACGATGATCGGTCGAGCGAGAAGTGCACGTACACGTTCGCGCGAGGCTCAATCTTGACCGCATGGTCGGCCAGCCGCGTCACCACCCACTGCGGGACGTCCGGCATCGCGGCGGCTGCGGCGTTGATGCACTCGACGCTCTCGGCGAAGAGGTCTCCTCCGCCGTTCCACCGAACAAACGAGAGCCGCAGCCTGCGGGTCCACTCCACGATCCTCTCGGCAGTGCCCGCCGGGTCGTCGACCGTCGAGTTGTACAGACGGGCCTGCTTCTGGAGCGACGCGGGCCACGTAGACGGGCCTGCGCCGAAGTAGCACGTCTTCCCGCACACGGTTGTGGGCTTGCACGTCGAGGTGATCGGATAGTTGATCGAGTGCCGCGTCACCTTGTTCGTTGAGAACGGGTTCTCCTTTTCCGCGAGCAGGCCGGCAGCCTCAAACGCGGTCTTCGTTTTCACTGCGAGAGTCTTGAGGTTCACGACGCTGCCTCCAGCAGGCGACCTCTCGCGATGTCCGCGTATGACTCGCTCTTCTCGATGCCGATTGCCTCACGGCCGAGGCTCTGAGCGGCAACGAGCGTCGTGCCTGAGCCGGCGAACGGATCGAGCACGGTGTCGCCCGGGTTGCTCGACACGCGAATGATCCGCTCGACGAGCGAGAGCGGCAGTTGCGTCGGTACGCCGGCGACTCGCTCGCCGAACGTGCCGCACACGCGAGGTATCTCCCAGACGTCGCCCATGATTTTGCCGCCGGCAGCGGCACGGCGATCTCGATACTTCGTCTGTCTCGCGGACGGCACGAGCACAGCCTCGCGGTTGAACGTGAAGTGATGCGGGTCTTTCACCGCGTAGTAGATCGGCCTGCTCGTGCGTCCGAATTTCCGGTGGCAGTAGACGCCGAACGTCTCATGCCATGTGATGCGGTTGCGGACCGTGAGTCCCTGCAACTGGATCGAGAGGTCGATCTCGGCGCCATGCTCCTGCCCGCTGATGATCCAGAGCGACCCGTGCGGCCTGAGCACGCGATCGCAGAGCCATATCCACTGCCGACACCACGGCCAGTAGTCGCCGCGACGGTCGGCCTTCGCCCCCTCGCCGTAGTCGATGCCGATGTTGTACGGCGGATCGGCTACGACGAGGTCGACGCTCGCTGCCGGGATCGTCGACAGGACTTCGAGGCAGTCGCCGGTGTGGATGGTGTGGCTCATTTCAGCGACTCACCTTTCATTGGCCGCGTCCGAAAGAACCCACGATGTTCTGGATGGAGGTGCATGAACAGACGGGCGTAGTAGGCAATGAAGTCGTTGCTGATCTTGAAGTCGCCGCCGCTCGTGACGACGGTCGTTTCCCATCGGATGCGATTGACGATCAACCACGCGCTGAGTTTTCGATGCCCCTTTTCAATCGCCTCGAAAGTGAACCGCTCGAAATACTCGTAGACAGACGGGTTCGCCCGATGCCAATCCCACCATCGCTGCTTCTTGCTATCCACGACCGTCACAGGCGTGTGCATATCCGTCCCTCTATTAGCGTGTCCAGACATAGAGCGGCCCGTGCGGCCCCACGTACGCGCAGTACGTGTTGAATTCGAGAAACTCCTCCGCTTCCTCGTGCGTCATGCCGTCGCGACCCACGAGAATCTCGACGCACTTCCGAGTCGAGTAGACGGCGACATGCTGAAAATGCGTGTTGATCGTGTATCCGATCAGCGCTTCTTCGAGGCCATCTGCGAGTAGGGCGTCGGGGTTCGCTTCGCGGAGTTCTTCGACTATTGGGTTATCCATTCTTCGCCTCCCACACGTACACCGCACGGTCGTACTTGTTGGTCGGACGAAACCCGCTGAGTTGATAGGTTCCGTGCCTCGCGCGGACGGTGCCGAGCACGTTGCTCACGTCAATCGGCTTCTCGTCGACGAGTCCGTCCCACGGCCCGCCATAGAACGCAGGCACCACTCGCTGGGTCGTCGACTGCGGCTGAAGGTCGCCTTCGATCACGCGATCACCCTTCGCGAAAAACAACTCCGGCGAGCCACCGTCCATGTGGCCCGCCGGAGCGTCCCATCCTTGGAAGGCGGCAGGGTAGCGTATCCAGACAGCGATCGTCAACCGACACGCGACAAAAAATCTCGTGCCGCGTTTCGATCGAACTCACTCGTCGCGTTCGTCGCTGCCCACTCGACGTACCACCTGTGCTCGCTCTCCCACAACTCTCGCAAAGTCTTGTTGCAGAATCTTCCACTGCGCACGACATGGTGGCCCGGGTCTGCTTTCCGTAGGTCATCCATCTTCAGAGACTCGATCCTCTCCAAGACTCCTGCTACGGCCGGCTGCCACCACGCGAGGCCGCACGACCAACCGCAGATCACCCGCCACATGCCACGCTCTGCGACGTCGATGTCGCCGCAGCACCCGCATGCAGGGCACCTCGCCTCATCAACGGCAGTCGCGACGAACTCAATCGCCTTCGGCAGAAGGTCCGCAGGCCTCGCTTCTCGAACCACTGCGACGGCCTCGGCCGGCTTCTTCTTCTTCGACTTCTTCTTCGGCGCGTCGTCCTCTGGGGACACGTCGAAGAGCAGGCCCGCTACTTTCGCGACGCTGTCTCGCTGATCCATGACCTCATCTCCGGGGGCGACAGCCGAGTGTGAGCCGACTCGTCACCGTATCGCGACTTTGGCAATCTTCCCGTCGCCGAAACGAAAGAATGGATGCCTGCGAGGTACCGCCCGAGAAACAGCCCGCCGCCCGAGTCTCCGGGTGCGATGCAGAACTCCAGTTGCGTCGGCCTCCCGCCTGCGGTGCACACGAGCACGCCGTGCTCGATCTCCTCGACGATGTTCGAGCCACCTCGACGGATGCCGTCCGAGATCGTGTGTCCTGTGACCATGCTTCCCGTGATCCCGTAACCGGCGAGACTGCACACCTGCCCCTGCTCGTCGTCGCCCTCGTAGATCGCTGGGTAGTAGTCGATCTCGATCGCATCATTGAGACGCACGACTGCGACGTCGAACGAACCGGGCTTCTCACGGTTGAACTGCGGGTGCATGACCACCCACGTCGCGGCGACCCATTCGCCAGAAGGCGTGGACACCTGCCATTGGTCCGTGCCAACAACCACATGCGCGGCCGTGAGTGCCGTACGCTCCGAGACGAGCACGCACGACGCAGACTGCCACGCTCCGCTCTCGATCTCACGGCACCGTATCCTCGCGACGGAATGGAACCGAGACCCGTACTCGATGTGCTCAGAGTCCTTCCTGCCGGGCTGGATCGTGCCCGCCTCGGCGATCAATGCGAACAGAGCAGCAGCCACCGCGAACATGATGCCACGCATGCCTGACCTCCATGTCAGAGGGGCAACTGCATGCTCTGCGAGCCGCCCTCGTCTGCGTACCGGAACTCGTACCTCGCTCGCGTCACGCCTACGTAGGCGAGACGGCACTCCTCATCGTGCGACTCCTCGAAAAGGTCTCGGCCACGCTCGACAGCCGCGCTCGTGCGTGACGACATGACCACGAGGTCGGCCTCCAGCCCCTTCGCGCCGTGTATGGTCGACACGCGGATACGTGGACTCCCTGCGAGGTCCGGGCCGTGCTTCTCCGCGACCGCGAGCCACTTCACGGCGCGATCGCGGCGTCGTGGATCGACGGCAAAAGTCCAACGCCCGGACTCGATCAGCGATCGGAGCGCCGGCTGGACTCCGAGCAGCCCGTAGTCCTCCTCGCATGGCCTCGCGACGTCGATGTGCCGGCGACGGCCGTCCTGCCACGCGGCCTTCTCCCCCCTCGCGAGCAACTCTCCGTGCTCCTCGCTTCTCACCGACAGCATCGCGATGGCGGCTCTCCACGAGTCGCCCGACACGGGCATCCCGCGAGACAGGTCGTACAGGGCACGGTATCCAGAGTTTGCGTCGCTCGACGCACTCGAAGACGCCCACGACCACGGGAGCGAGTGCGAGTCGAGATAGTGCAGGTATCCAGACAGTGAGTGGACGCACCGGCCGAGCACGAGCGTAGACGTGTCCGCGTTGATGCCCCGCATGGCCTCCTCGGCCGACATAAACGAGCGAACCCGTCCGACGTGCGTCGCCGGGTTGATCTTCCTGTCGCGGTAGCCCTGCCTCATGCGTCGCAGGCATGATTCCCCCAGCCGCATGACCTCGGGCGGGCAGCGGTAACTCTGCGGCATCACGCACTCTTCGTCGACTTCCCAGCCGAGAAACAGCCGGTAGTCGCCGCCAGCAAATCCGTGGCACGATTGAAATGGGTCGCCAGTGATATAGACTCGCTCGACATTGCCTCCGTAAGCCAGTCTACGGCAGACGGCATCGACCAGACGAGAAGAGTCCTGCGCCTCGTCGACGGCCAAAACACGGATCGACTCGGGGACGTCTCCCACAGGCTCGCACGGCGACGAGCCTTCCACCGTGTGCCTGATGCCGGCGAATGCGCTGATGAGGTCGACGAAGTCGAGCCGGTCCTCGCGACGCTTCGCGGACTCGTATCGCTCGATCACTCGCTTCGCGCCGTCCTCGTCGATCTGGCAGCCCGGTGTCTGGAGGTTGATCCGTGACACGACTCGTCGAAGCGGCACGCACATGTTTCTCGCGACGTCCCATGCCGTGAGTGCGAGCGTCACGGGAGTGTCGTCGGCGCCCTGCATGTACCGACGCTCACCTCGCTCGTCCATCGCCACGCCGATCTTCGCGCCGACGGCAGCCGCGAGCCACTCAGTGTCCGATTCGCTGATCAACTGGCCTCTGCGAGTCTCGCACTGCTTGTATGCAATCGAGTGCGCCGTACGAAACCACCCGTCTCGCGTGAGCGTCTCTACACCGACGCCCCACTCGCGAGACGCACGCTCGCTGATCTCGGCACGGCCTGCGACCGAGAACGTGCACAGGGCGACCTCGTCCGTCGCGAGCCGCATCTCATCTCTCGCGGCCGTGAGTTGGCTGAGGATCAGCCGTGTCTTGCCGGTGCCCGGACCGCCGATCGTGCGTGTGACCTTCGGCTTCGTCGTCATGCCTCGTCCTCCGCAGACTCACCGACGATCGACCGCACCGCATCGACGATGCCGCGAGAGAACAGCCAGTACCGCGATCGAGGCTTGATGTTTTTCGGCGGACGTCCGCTCGGGATTTCCTTGAGTCCCGCTCGGCGGCGAATCTCCTCGGCGAGGATCGCACGCTCGGCGTCGCCGATCCGGTAGTTGCCCTGACGACGCTCGGCATGGTCGAGAGTCTCATGCCACCGCAGCCAGAGCACCCACTCGCCTGTCTCGTCGTCGCGAATCCATTTCGGCACGCCGTTCGAGTTCGGTGCCTTGTCGTCCTCGCTCTCGCTCTCTGCGGCGACGAACCCGTTCAGATACGCGAGCAATATGCCAGCATGTCTCGCGATCACGGAGTACTCGCTCGGAGCAGCCTCCTCGTCGGCCTCCTCGGCGAGAATGGCCGCGATGCCTCGGATGTCCGTGTAGTTGCCGAGATCGTCCTTCACGGACATGCCTGACCACGTCGCGTTCCACCTCGCCGACGATGGATCGAGGAGCGTGACTCTCGGCGCGACCTTCTGGACGGCGCACGCCGTGTCTCTCGCGTTGTTCCACTGCTCGACGGTGAGCCTCACGCAGTGAGGTGGGTCGCTCGGGGCGTCGGCGTTCGGAATGTACAGTTTGTAGATCGGCGGCTGGCTGCGGACGATCGTCGCCCGCCACGACCCCGGGGTCCAGCACCGATCTTCGTGCGAGTACTCCAACCCGTACCGCTCGTACGTGTTGCCTCGCCGCCGGGCTTCCTTCCTGAGCCGATAGTGCTCGAACTGCGATCTCGATATCGTGGCGACCTCGTCGTCGGCCTTCGGCGGATCGCAGTGATATGCGTTCAGCGCGAGCATAGTGTGATACACGATCGTGTACTCGGCGTCATTGAACTTGTGGCACCGGCCTGAGTGGTAAGAAGCCATGCCTACGAGGAAGTCATGCCGCTCGCCCACTCCGCATTTTCGTCCTGCGGCGACCGTCCTTTTTGCCCTCGCAATAGCACCGCTCGTGGCCTTGCCTGCGTTGAGCCGCAGTAACTCGTCGCGGAACGCCTGCGGTATCTCAGCCGGCGGGATGTCATCGGGCGAGCGGCCGGGGAGCCATGCGTAGTTTCTTCCCGAGTGATGACGAGACGGTGGCACCACCGACTGGAGAGCGCGGTCTCCGCCGCCCAGCCTCACCTCGATCGAGCCTGCCTTGAGGACGGCAGTCTCGGTCGGCATCCAAGACGCCCAGCGGAAGATGCGGTGGATGCCGCGACCCGACGTGTACGCGGGGGTGTCTATCGCGTCGAGGCCCCAGCGGCGGATGTCCTCCTCGCCTCGCTCGTCGTCATACTCTAGGTCTACGATGCCGCTCGTCGGCCCGAGACGCACGCCGATGTTCACACGTTCGAGTTCGTTCTGCCTGCCGTCCCCCGTGAAGAATCTCTCGATCTCGTCCTCCGAGTCGGTCGCTCGGTGTTGCCAGCCGACGCCGCTCGACGGGTGCTTGCCCGGTGTTGTGCAGGCCGAACCCTTGTCGCAGGTGCACTTTCCCTGCGACGTGACACCGTAGAGTCGGACGATCTTCCAGCCTCTCGCGCCGAGCGACGAGGCCGACTTGAAAAGAGAGTCAACGTCGTAGTCACTGCTGGACATGCAGACTGCCTCCGTGTCAGTCGTGAGAGAGAAAACCCCCGGCGGCATGATCACCGCCGGGGGTTGTGAAGCCCTTTCGCTGCGTGCGAGGCAGGCTCAGGCTCAGAACGGCACGTCGCTGGAGATCGCCGCGACGGAACGCACTCGCGACTCCAGCGGTGGGCAGACCACCGTGGTGAACACGTCGGTGTAGCGAGACTTGAAGGTCACGCTCTCAGCCGACCGGTCTTCGCTGACGACGCGGCACCGCGACTCGGAGAGGACGCTGTAGTCGGACCGCGATCCCTTGCGTCGCTCCAGCACCAGTTCCACCGTGGCCTGCCAGTGGTACAGGCCACGCTTCGTGATCTCACGCAGCAGCGTGTTCATCGCGCGGAGCGAGGTGCCCGGGAGCGAGACGAACACCGGCAGGACGTCGCCCTCACGCAGCAGACCAACGACGCGACGAGACTTCGCGCGGCAGGTGTTGTTCACCCACGAGAAGTACGGGATTTTCGCCGTGTCGTACAGACCGTCGTCCCGACGAGCCGCCTCGATGACTTCGGCGTCGAGGTCGCCGTAGTCGCTGCCCTGCCGCACGGCGAGTTGCCCGTGCGCGGTCATTAGGGGAGGACTTCCGGTCGTCGCCTGAAGCGAGGGCCAGAGAATCTGCTCCTCGCGGCAGACGACGACGAGACGGCCGACGAGGCTCTTGTCGCTGCGGTCCTCGCCCTGCTCGGACCACGTCCAGATCGTGGAGCCGCCGGCAGGAATCTTGATCCGCGTCAGGTCTTTCGCCGTCAGCGAGGCGTCCTCGCCGAGGTTCGCCCTCGCGAGATCAGCCATGCTCGGCCCGGTCGTCGTGGAAATCGCAGTCATATCGACACCTCCGTAGAAAAGGAAAACAAGGGTCACACGTCGATCCGCACGGTCTCGTGATACGAGGCGGGCAGATACACGCCGGTCTCCCGGCGAGTCTTGATGAGCGAGAGCGTCTCACGAATCTCTTCGCGTGCTCTCGCGAGGCTGTCCTCCGTGATCTCGATCACGGAGACGCAGAACGGCGCGAACGTCTGGATCACGACGAAAGGGAACGCGAACCCGAGAGGCCCGCCGGCAGCGGCGTCTCTCGCGTCCGAGTACCACGCCGCCTGCCAGTGGTAGCCGAACCGGCGGAACGAGTGGCGGATCACGTCCCACTCGGAAGAAGTCGTTTTCAAGTCCCACCACTGTCCCGACTTCGACACGCCGTCGGCGCGAGCCTTTCTCTTGTGGCCGTCGTCGTCGATCCAGAACACCGACCGCTGCGAACTTTCGCAGGTCTCGATGAGCGATCTCGCTTGGTCATGCTCCAGAAGAGACGCGATCATCGCGTCGACCTTCGTCGCGTCACTCGCACTGACCTCGATGGCATCAGCCGAGATGCTTTGCTTCCACTGCTCGTACGCCTTCCCCCTGCGCTGGCCGTTGCTCGTCAGGCACTCCGGCGGGCACACCGTGACGAGGCTGCGGTAATCGATTCCAGACATTAGGGCGCCGACCGCTCGATCGACTGCCGAGCCGAAGTCCGTGGACGAGTTGCCCGAGAAGATCACGCCGCCGGCGTCGTGGAACTTCTGAGCGACGGCGCCGTGCGGCCCAGCGAAGCGAAACGCCGTCGAACGCGAGATGTGATCTCGCTCGGCGTGATACGCCTCGTTCGTCATGTCGTCCGTGGTGAGTACCGTTTCCAGACTATTTGTGGCGACGAGCATTGCCAGTAACCCTCCGTGTGAGCCGCGAGATGACCGCTTCCGTGATGTCGGCTTTCCGCTCGATGGCGGCGTAGATCGCCTCGTCGACCGTCTCTGATGCGACGAGGTGCCAGTACCTGACCGTCCGTGTCTGACCGGGCCTTCGCAGGCGAGCGAGCGACTGCGAGTAGTCGCCGAGCGAGTGCGAGAGCGAGAAGTATATGCCGGCGCTCGATCGGGTCAAATCGATTCCGCATCCGCCTGCCTGCTGCTGAACGACGATCACCTCATTGCCTGTCGCCGACTGCCACTCGGCTAACTCCTTTTTTCGTCCGCTGAGTTCCAGACTCTTGCGATTGCAAGACTTGCAAGCGGCTGCGATGCAGTCGAGGTCGTGAACGAACTTTGCAAAGACCACCACAGGCTCGTCGAGGTCTTCAATCAGGTCTCGCACAGCCGCCGCTTTCGCATTTGTCTCACACACGGGCACGACGTCGCCCTGCTCTGACACCGCGAACCCCGACGTCGCCTGCTGGAGTCTCGTCACGACCACGAGTGCATTCTGCGCCGACACCACCTCGCCCGTCTCGACGATTGCGATCATCTCGTCTTCTATCGCGCGATAGAACGCGAGGCTCTTCGGCGGCAGCGTCACAGGAACCTGCGTGTGTATCTGATCCGGCAAGTCGAGCACGTCATCGGCACGGACGCGATAGATCAGCGGATCAATGCGAGTCGCCATAGCCGCGAGTGCGTCTGGCCGGAATCCGGTGACCCAGCCCTTCACCCACGGGTGCATGATCGCCACTCGGTTACGGAAAGCCGTGAAGTTTTCGCCGAGGATGGCCGGGTCGAGAAAGCGAAACTGCGACCACCAGTCCAGCGGGCTGTGCGGCGTCGGCGTGCCGCTCAGGCATATTCGCTTCGCACCCGGATTCGCCTTTGCGAGCGAGAAGAAATACTTGCTCGCCTTTCCAGTGTGACTTTTGACGCGGTGAGACTCGTCGAGCACGATCGCATCCCACTTGCGAGCCGCGACCGCCTTCCCGAGCGCCGACCCCGCGCGAGACACGGCGTCGTAGTTCACGATCACGGCGAGTGGCCGGTCACCGGCGACCTTCGCGAGCCTCGCCGCTCGGCTTGCCGTCGTGCCGTCCACGAGCAGCACGGCCGTGCGGTCTGCGTCGAACATCTCGATTTGCTTGACCCACGCCGCACCGACTGCGATTGGGCACGCGATCAGGATGCACCGCTGCTCTCGCAAGCCGAGCAGCGTGGCGTAACTCTTGCCTGTGCCCATGTCCGCAGCGATCAGGCATGCTGGCCTGCGGCGGATCATGTCGGCCTCTTCGAGTTGGTGACGAAACGGCTTGATCACAGGTCGTCCTCCCAGTAGACGGGGATCGCCGTCTCCCATGCGTGCGCTGTCTCGTGCAGATTCTGCTCGCCGACCGCCGACCAGCACCTCGCCGCGCTGGCGTAGCACCGTCTCGCCATGATGCCGAGACCTGCGCGCTTGTAGGCGTCAGCAGCCGTCGTGTATCTCCTCGCCGCCCGACGCAGCGACGCCGTGCTGCTGAGATTCTCGGGTGGACTTGTCTCTAGTTCCGAGGCTTCGAGGAGCACCGCGTCGCCCCTTGCCAGTAGTTTTGCGCGATTTCGCATCTCTCTTTTTCCCCGTGATGGTGTAGAGCCTCGGGACTACGGACTCGTCGATGCGGGTCCACCGCGTCCCCGAGACGCGGAGTTCGCACCGATGACCGTCGCGATCGACCGCGAGGATCGACACGCGACCGGACTTGCCTGCGTGGATGTGAGCCTCGATGAAGCGGAACGGCCCCGGAGCGGCGAGCGAGACTCGCTGCCCGCCGCTCCTCCAAAACGGCCCGCCGCGAGCGCGGAACGTGTCGCCGGGCCTCAGCACGACACGCTCGCTGACTCGCCATTCGTACGTCACGGTGTGCATCAGTTTTCCTCCGGCACCGTCGACATGAATTCAGCCACCGCATGCCAATCGACGTGGTCGCAAAGAGCGTGGTAGGCCACGTTCGCTGCGACGCTCGGCACTGAGTCCTGCATCATGGACGGCGCGATCACCGTCAGGTACGCGACTCGCAGGTACTCGGCTCGACGCTCCTGCGGAATCTCCCGCACGAGCCTCGCCCGCTCCGCCGCATCCGATCCACGCACTGAGTTGCAAATCTCCTGAGTCACTCGGTTCATTCGGCACCTCCCTTCGGCTCTCGAATCTCCAGATACAGCGAGTCCGGCGCGACGGGGTAGTACCGATAGAGCGCGGGGCACAGCCAGCCACGCAGGCTGCCGTCCTCGCTCTCGTACCAGTTGCCGCCGTAGTCGGCCTCTTTTCTCACGACACGAATCTGCGACCCGGGGAACGGGCCGTCGCTGAATAGCAGCGTGAACCCCTCTCGGCATCGATCGCTCACTCGCGAGGCGAGCGATCGCAGCACCTCATCAGCGCCCGCGACGAACGGCTCTCGAACTAGCCCGCGAGCCGGGTCGTCGAATGCGAGCACGCCGTCCTGCCACGTCGGATGGATCGAGTAGATCGCGTTCATTGGCATTCCTCTCTGTGAATCTTGATTCCGAGCCTCGAACCGCACCTCGCGAAGACCGCCTCCGCGAGGCCCTGATACACGTCGCCGTCGATCTCGCGAGGGTCGTCGCCGCTGGCGGCAACCCTCCGCACGAACTCCTGAACCGCCTCGCCGAACTCCGCCTTCGCCTGACCGAGCACTCTCGCCAACTCGGCGAGTCTCTTAGCCGATGTGGCGAGCATCACCGCCGTTTCGTAACGCCAACCTGCGTCTCGCAGCACGGTGCCGATCGCGTGGACCGCCCTCTGCTCGCAACGCTCTTCGTCGATGTGGATGTCGATCGTCTCCATCGAATCGCTCCTTTCTTCTTGTGTCCAGACTTTCGCTCACTTCACCCTCGGCCGCGAGAAGAATCCGAACCCCGGCTCCTTCTCGACGACCTCCGCCTCGACCCGGAGCGTGTCGCCGACGCTGATCGAGTTCACGATCGCCGACGGCACGGTTCCGTACAGGCGATAACCGTCGCACTGGACGAGCGCCTTGAGCGATTGAGTCGTCCTCGCGCCGTACCCGTATCCAGAGTTTCGCGTCTCCCATTTGAGTTTCACGACCTTGCCCTCGACGAGCCGGCGACCAGTCTCGATCGGCTTCTTCGGCGACTCCGCCTGCTCGACTGCACTGGTCACCGCTGCTCGCTGCCGCTCGGAGAGCAGGTAACGCTTCGCCTTGCCCGCGATGTCGCGGACAAATGCCGGCACGCGAGGTGACGACTCGACCTTCGCCAGCGAGGGGCACGCGGCGACGTTCTGCGACCAGACGTCGCCCGGCTGTGGCTGTGGCTGTGGCTGTGGCTGTGGCTGTGGCTGTGGCTGTGGCAGGCCCTGATCGAGTACCCACGCCGCGCACTGCGGGTCGGTCCAGCCAACAGGAAAGACCACCGTGATCCCACGGCGGATCGGAAGGGTCGCCTCTCGCGAACGCTCGTATGTGCTCGTGACCATTTGTTGCTTCTCCCTTGCGTGTCAGTGCTCGTACCCAGACGTTCAACTATACGCGACGTCGCGGCTTGTGTCCAGTGCCACAAAAGAGCCGCAAAACCAGCGAAATCAGCGGTCGGTCGAGAACCCGAGTCGAGGCCGTCCGTACGGAGACTCTTCGATATCCCTCGCGTACCGCTGCACGGCCTTGAGAGACAGGAGCAGCGATCGAGGCGACACGCGGAACCAGTCTCTGCCACGCTCGCCGAGGCGACCGCGACCGACTAACTTCCGAACGTGCCCCGTACAGCAGCCCAGCATCTCGGCTGCTGTACGGGTGCTGATTGCCTCGACGCCGCTCGGGATATGATCCGCCGACTCCGCGACGGCGGGCTTGCGCTTGCGAGCCATGATCTGTCTCCGAGGGACGAGTGGACACCTCGATCATACCTCCGTCGTCGTGGCATTGCCAACGTCGCGTCGACGGTAGTTGTCGACCGACCCCAGAGACATGCGATAGGTCGCGGCAATCTCCCTCGGAGGAACCCCGTCGCGAAGCAACTGCGCGACCTCGGCCCGCTCGGTCTCGGTCAGTTTCTGCCGACGACCCCTGATTCCCTGCTGCGCCGAGACGGCCTCGACCACCGTCACGATCTCGCCTGCCGACTTGCCGGCGAGCCGCTCCTCGACCGCCTTGACCCTCGCGAGGGTCGTGTCGTCGACACGGCCAAGCCCCCGCGACCACTTCGCCAGCCGAGTCTGGTCGATGGCGAAGAGCCGGCAGGCAGCGGCGCTCGAAAGGCCACCGCGAGACCTCATGCTGGCTACGGCCTGCGTGACCAAGGCACGGCGAGATGCGTGCTCGTCCACCGACGGCTCAGGCTCAGGCTCAGGCTCAGGCTTCTTCTCCGGCCGACCAGACTCGAACACCTCAAACCCGTTCGCTCGAAACACCTCGACTGCCTTCGCGATCTCCGGATTCGTCTCCGGGCAAAACTCGTAGACGCGCTGGATCAAGACTCTCATTTTTGACCTCCGTGCTGTGACGCGACAAACTCGATCAACCGCTCGCGGTCTGAGAACAGGAGCATCAGGTCCGCGAGTCCAACCTGATGCCGTGGATGGAGACCCGACTCGGGTCGCCGCCACACGAACCGAGTCTTGGCTATGATCGCCTCGACCGTGAGCATGATCAGGCCGATCACCTGCTGATACGGCGTCTGGCACTGGTCGAGCGACTCCTTGGTGACCTCGCCTGCGAAGTCGCAGATGACGATTCGCCACAGCGACGCCACGAGCGGATCGATCTCAGTGAGTGCTCGATACCTCGCGAGAGACGCCTCTGGATCGAAGACCTCGCGACCCTCGTAGTGCACCTCCGATGGAGAGGTGTTGAAGATCAGGTTCACTTGGCGAGCCTCGATGACGTGAGACTCTCCGTCGACTGTGATCCTCTCGGTGCTCATCGCTCGCTCCTTAGAAGTTTCTCGTCGAGGTCTGCATTGACGTCCCGCATCGCGCGGAGCAACGTCATCAGTTTTGCGTTGGTCGCTTCGAGCCGCCGCCTCTCGGCGTTTGCCTCATCGAGCGACCGCTGGAGCGAGTCGGCGACTTGCCGCAGCGACGTCACGGTTGACCTCCATGCCAGCATCTCAGTACTCCTCGGGAAGAAGGACCGTGGTCACGCTTCGATCCGCCTCGGTGATCACCCACACCGTCTCGCCGTCCGATTCGTAGGACGAGAGGAGCCGCTCGCCGGACTCGACAGCGAGGTCGTTCTCGTCCCAGTCCTCGTCGCACACCGCACCCCAGTCGCAAGTCTCGTGGCGACGGAGCATCTCTCTGATCTCGTCCTGAGATGCCGCTCGCAGCGCGCCCGGCGTGCCGACGACCTTGCCGAGACCGAATGGTGGTTGCGATAGAGACTCGACCGCCTCAACAGCCGTCTGCTGTATCTCCGTGAGGCGGCGAATCCCCGCGACAGCAGCCTCACGACGCGAGCCGTAGACCGTTCGCAGGCCGACGCGGTCGACCACGCCGTTCTCGCGACGCGCGAGCAACTCACCGGTCGGCCCAGCGAACGTGGCGACTCGGTCAATCAGGCATTGGCAGGTCAGATCGCGGTCGTCGACGTAGGCGTGCACGACGTGCTGCCCGTCATCGCCGCCGAGATAGACACTCGCCGAGGCCTGCCTCGCGGCGAGCACGCAGCCTGCCGACAGTCGCTCGCACTTCTCGGCGAGAAATCCGACAGCCTCACCGCGACGTTTGAACGTGCGGTCGACGGACAGCCTCCGAGACACGGTCCCGTCGGCGTGTCGCTCCATGCCCTCGCCGACCAACGCGATCGGAGACAGCATATAGGTAGCCTTGCCGGCACTGACGGTGAAGAAAGCGCTCCACATCTCTCGATCCTCCTCTGGGTGTATGGTGCGGCGTGACGTGCCGCTGACGGTCGAGTCACAGGGCAAAGGAATAACCCTGCCTCGACTGCCGGTGATGTCACGTCCGCCGGCGGCGCGACCCATGCGGCCGATGGTTGGCAGCGCGCTGCGGCGAGGGTGCGCCGTTTCGGTGTCCGTACATCTGGTTGAGCCTCGCCGGGATCACGACCACGGCGTTGCAGGTCGAGCAGCACCGGCCGGAGTTCACCGGCTCGGCGTTGTGTCCGTCGGTCCAGTCGCCGCCGATCACGTCGATCGGCATCTGGCATATCGAGCAGGTCTTCATGGTGTGGGTTCCGGTGGGCAGACAATAGACGCGATCAACCGTTATCGAGTCAAGTGGGTTTGTGGGGCGGCACGTTCTTCGACTGGCCGCGAGCCGCGAGTCTCGCGTTGCACTGCGGACACTGCACGGTCCGCTTGCGGATGTATGCGGCTGTGTGCGACGGCGTGCCGTCGGCGACCACCGGTACGAGTCCGGGCTTGCCGGTGCCGGGGCACCGTGCAGCGCGTCGCGAAGCAGCAGCAGCCCTTGCTCGCTGAAACGCCTCTACGCCCTCCTCGGCGAGCGAGAGCGCAACTCTTGCCGAGACTCTCGACTGCTCGCGAGACTCGACGGGGGCCTCGGGGAAGCAAACGCTGCACAGGGCAGGGCCGAGGTCGGCCACGGCGTCGGCCGAGGTCGAGCCGCTGAGGTACGGCACCAGAGCGAAGCCAGTCGCCGACCTGCCCTTGTTGCACGTCGAGCAGCACGTCGACCGGTGGACGTGCCCGTCGCTGGACGTGACGAGCCAGTACCGCGACCACGGCCGGCGGCGGTACTCGTCCTCGACCTCACGGCAGGCAGCGACCGCGTGCGAGAGCGCGGCCTTCGCGGCGTCGAGCCGCTCGACGTGCTCCTCGCTGCACAGCCCCTCGGCGAGTGCCCGCTCGATCGTGAGGACGTGCGGCTCGACGGCCGACCAGTCGAGCCTGTTGCCGTAGCGAGGCAGGCCGCTCTGCGGGTGCACGTAAACGGTCTCGCCCCGCCGGCTGTATGGCCTGAGCGTGTACACCGTGTAGCCGGCAGCGGACACGGCAGCATGCTCGGCGTACGCGACCTCTCGCACGGCGGTCGCTCGCACGGCGAGGCGGTCGAGGTAGGAGTGGTCGATCGCGACTGGGTTGAAATTGGCGAGGCTCATTTCAGGTTTCTTTGGTTTGGGGTGATCTCGACTACAGGAGTATACGCGACGTCGCGGCTTGTGTCCAGTGGCCTGTTTCAGGCCGGTTTCAGGGGGTCATCCCCGGGCCAGTCCACGACCACGTCGTCGCCCTCGACGACCATGTCGACTTCGCCGGTCAGGATCGCGAGCACGACCTCGCGACGCAGGCCGAACGACTCGGCGATGATCGCGACGACCGTGCGGTCGCCGGCCTTGCTCGCGCCGTAGCCGGCCTTGGCCCAGCGGAGCAAGCCCGGTGCGTGCACGCTCATCGGCAACGTGCCCTCGCGGGCTTCGGGCTTGTAGGACTGGAGTCTGAGTTTCATTGCCGCTCCTTTGGTTTTGGTTGTCATCGATAGTAGATCGTCGTCTCCGACGTCGTCGGGATGTCTCCGTGGCTGGTCGTGACACTCGATCGGTCGATCGCCACGTCCAGAACCTCAAGAAACTCACCGTCACCGTTCTCGCGGTTCCACAAGTCTCTGGCCGGAAATCGGAAGACGAACACCTCGTCGGCGTCGATCTTCAGGAAATCACCCAGCGTGGCAACCGCAAAGGCCCCTCTCGCCACGCTCCGCTCCAGCGATTCGGGAGTAAAGACAGTATCCACGGGTAGTCTCCTCAGAAGCCCCAGAAATTCGCAGCGCGGCATGCGTTGCCGCGACTGAGTCTCAGGTCGCCGCCGTTCCGCCTCGACCACTCGCTCGCGGTCGCGAGCAGCGTGTGACGACCCTCTCGCTCTTGCCAGACGTCGCGAGTCTTGGTCACGAGGAGCCGATACCCGCCACGCAGCCGATATGTCCGAACTGGAATGATCATGTGTTGTCTCCTTGCTCGTTACTCGATCACCACGCCAGTGTGGTCACACACTGTCGGCTCGTCGTCGTCTGCCGCGTTCTCGATCCCAATCACGCACCAACCCCGCAGAGTGTCGCGGTCTCGCACGGCCTCCGCAACCTGACGGAATTCCTGCCGGACGGCGGCGAACGAGAGCACGGCTCCGTCGGCAGTGACGCAGTACAGGGCGCCGCCGCCCGGCCACGCATACTCGCCGGCTCGCAGCGTGGCCTTGAGGTCGGCGACGGTCCTGATCTCGCGGTGGTGGCGGCAGTAGTTCGAGCGGACGAGCGGCCAGTCTCCGCGAAGCCCCTCGGGCACTCGATACAGGTTGCCGTCACAGCCGACGGTCAGAGACGTCGGCAGTCGGCTGCGGGCGGCGTGTGGGTCGTAGGTGTTCACGGTTGGGGTTCCTTTCTTTTCAGGACTGAAGTCGAGCGAAACATCCGGTCCACCCCTCCGGCGGCGCGATCCGCTCGAAGCCTCGCTCGGCGAGAAACGCGACGTCCGTAGCAGTTCTCTTCGTGGGTCCACTGCGGACAACTGATGGCAGGCCGCAGTAGTGACCGTCGCGGTGGATCACGGCGATGCCGTCCACCGTGGCGGTCGTCCACCAGTACCTGCGACTGCCCCGCAGGCCCTGCTCTGTCACGAACGTCACGACGGCAGGCTTGCCGTCGAGCGTCGTCTTGAAGCACGCGACGTATCCGCCGTCGCCGTCTCGGTGAAACTTGCCGTCAGCGATCATGGTTGGGGTTCCCTTCTGGTTTCCAGACTTCAAGACTTGGCGAGCGCGATGCTCTCTCTGAACCACTTGTGGTAGGCCCGCTCACCGCCGTGGCGGATGCACGGGACCGATCGACCGCCGACAGTGGCGCGGTCCACGACCGTGATCACGGTGCCGTCGGGCGTCGTGTAGACGCCGGCCCTCGCCGAGGAGGTGACGCTGCCGTAACTGTTGGCGACGCCACCGGCGTTGGTCTCCCAGTAGTACGGCTCGCCACGGGCGGCAGCCGCCGACGCCTCGTCGAGAGCCTCGCAAAACGCGAGATAGTCGCCGCCGTCGAACAGGCGCCGTCGAGCGCGTCCGTTGGCATTCCGAAGGAACTCTTGCTCAGTCATCTTCTGCCTTTCTTTCTTGAGGGTGATGTATCCAGACTTCAGGCATGCCGCTCGCGGAGCACGGCGCGAACAACCTCGGCGGCAGCGTGCACGGGCCACTTGCCGCCGGGCAGGACGAGCCGTCTCTTCTCGGTGACGCTGTCCTGCTCCCAGACGACGATCTCGACGCCGCCGTAGACGGTGTCGATGAAGACCTCGACATTGTCGCGACGGTGCCGCTGGATGCCGTTGGCATCAGACACGAGTTCGAGGCCCCACTCGGACAGGAAGCCGGCGAGGGTCGGGGCGGGGGCGGGTACAGGCTCCGGCTCAGGATTGACGGCTGAGGACGCCCTCTCCCGCTCATCCCACTGCTTCCAGTGCCAGCAGTCGATGTCGACCACGACGTCGCGGAGCCGGTCTCGGACATAGGTCTTCGTGCCGTCGGGCCGCGTTGCGAGAAACGTGCGGCTATGGGTGCAGCGGTTGATCGTGAAGCCGGCGTACTGCCAAGTGTCGGCGTCGACCTTCGTGGGCTTGCTCATGTCTCAGGCTCCCTTTGGTTGATGGTCTCGAACTAACACAAATCTAGGCTACCCGCGACGTCGTGTCAAGTACCCTGTTTCGGCCGGGAAACAGGGCCTATGCCGGCACGACGATGTGCGCCTCGACGCCGATCCTCAGTACCCCCGAGGCCAGCCGCACCTCGCTGCCCCAGTACCGGGACGCGAACACCCTCGCCGCGAGGGCGTGATTCTCCGTAGCCGACAGTTCGTGGTTGAACGAGATGGTCATCGATCGCAGGTTGAGGCACCGTGAGATGATCCTCGCGCCTCGGGTCTCGGTCGGTCCTCGATAGGTCGTGACGATGCAGGGGCCGGTCATGGGATGTGTCTCCTCTCAAGACTC